CCCCGCCCCGGGGGGGGCCCCCCCGCCGATGAAACGATTGTAGCCATACAGAGCGCCTGCGCCGATTGCGATACCTGCGACACCAATGAGAATGCTTGAAACCTTCATGATTGTTTCCTCCTTATATTGGATAGAATTGACACTTATCTCTACTATGATAATATATCAATACATGTGGAAAAGATACGATTAAAAATAGTAGAGGGATTCGATCCCTCTACTATTCCATATATTACAATCTTTTTGGGTAAGTAATGTGTTGATCGTCCGGATGTTTGTTTTTGTCATATTCCATATAATTGATAAGATATTGAAGAATGCAAATGATATCACCATTCTTTGTATGATATGGTGTGTAGAAATCATATCCAAGCGGACGCATGTAAGAAACATCGTCAACCGTAAGATTTGTATCTTTGCAATGCAATACAACAGCGACGATGGAAACATCTTCTCCATCTTTTTGATTGACATTCTTAATGACTTTTTTGTATCCAGATTTTGCCCATTCTTCCAATGCTTTGTGATTGATTAGAATTGTACCAGTCTTCTCATCGATATTGAATACACCGCCTGTTACGGTGCTATAGTAAATATTATATGGTACCGGATCACAATCGGTAAAAATAACCTTGATATTATCATTGGATTTCACTTTAATGCAAATCTTTGTATCCGGAACAGTGGAGTATGGACTCTTCTTCTTGAGTCGTTCTTTCCAATCACGAATGATACGATCCGTTGTAATTTGATTGATATCGTGAAGGAGCCGGAAGGATTCTCGTTCTTCTTCTCGATTGGATGGATGTGGAGTCTTATATCCGTGTGCCGTCGGAGGACGTTCTGGACCAGCAAGTGGTTGCTTGCTATTTGATGTAACTGTTCCAATACAAGAATTCGTACACGTTTGCATACACGAATTGTCGCAGTTTGCAAAACAGTTCTGGCTACACTTTGTATCGCACCAATGTCCACAATTATTTGCACATAATGAACAATTGTTCGTGCACTTTACACTACATTCACCAATACACATACCGACACAGCTTGTGCAGAGCTGTGAACAACCACCACATGCTTCAGTGCACGATTTCACGCAATTAAGGTCGCATGAATGCTGACAATGAGCCGTACATGTAATGTTACATGCTGCCTCACATCCCGTATTACATAAACTTGAACAGGCGCCGCAGCCAAATCCACAGGTGTTGATACAGGATGTACAATAGGTTGTGCATTTTTCAGAGCAACGAGATGTGCAAGATGCTGCCATACAATTCATGCGGCAATTCATATCACATGCATCGGTTCCCTCTGAGCCACACATTGCCATACAACCGTTCGATACGCAATTTTTGTTACATCCTTGCATACAGTATGCGACGCAACCATTGTTGCATGTCGTCTTCGCACCGGACGCAGCAGTACATGTATTCGTGCATGAATTACACTCATCCTTACAACCAGATGTACATCCGGTCATACATCCAGAACCGCACGATGTACTGCATTCCCATTCGCAATTATCCTTACAGGATTCAATACATGAATTCCAACAACCAGAATCGCATGATCCCGTGCAAGTTCCTCGACATACGCCAATGCAATTTACTGTGCAACCTGATGAGCATCCACGACCAATTCCTGTTTTATAATCCCCTTTATTTTCTGAAGGATTATCAACACATCCACCGAAACAACTTGTGGAACAAGAATGCATGCATGATGTGAAACACATTCCCATACACCCATTATCCCAGCAGGTCGTTTTCTTATTTGGGTAGAATTGACAACTGAATGAGCATTGGGTACATGCATATGGTGCCCCAACTTTCATTTCATTGTATGCAGGAGTACCATCTTTCCCACCACGCGCTGCAATTGATAATGTCGTTGCGCCCGATTTTACACATGCAAATCCTGTGTTATTTTCACACTTGGATTGGCAAGATGTATAACATAATGAGGAACATCCTGTGCATACATTTCCACATGTGCTGGTGCAAGCATTACCGCATCGTCCAAAACATGACGTTGAGCATGACTCACTGCATTGAGAATCGCATGTTAAACTGCATAATCCAGAACACGCATTATTGCAGGTTGATGGAACTCCCTGGTATGCAACTCTCGGCTGATATGAATCTCCTTGCTGTGGATTCCGTGGAGTCATTCCGAAACGAGAAGATGGTTTCCCGCCTTCCATTCGTCCAACCGTAATTTTATTTCGATCATTATCGAAATCATATCCGGTACGATCTACTCTTGCAGATACATATGGATTTAGGCTATGATAATTTCCATTCCCGGGTTCTGCACCATAATCATCGTAGTAATTTGTTTCGGATGGGATCCCTTCTTCTCCATCATATTCCCCTGATGACATATAATATTTATCACCAATTTTTTCATAGGGAATATTTTTGTTTGGGTTTGGTTCAGTCCATGTTTTCCCATCCTTGATGACGGTAATTCGATCGGGTGCATTGGGATCGACTTTGAATAGATGGGTTGTCGGTTCATTCAATCGATCAGATTCGATCTCACTGACAAGTTTTCGAACATCACCCAAATCACGGAAGGCTAAAAATTCCTGCTCATCCTGCGAATAGAAGAGATTAATATCACGAATTTTTGATATTCCAACCAAGAAGTTTTTGATTTCATCTAAATCAAATCGCGCTGCTGATGTTGTTGGCGTTTGACCATCTGGATTTTGACCAGCAGGATTTTCTCCTTGATTTGGATATACGATATTTCGTGTTGGAGCAATACTCCCAATTGATGGATTATTGATCGTATATGTTTGATCTGTTACGGGGATTGAAGTTTTGTCATGAGGGATGGAATCTGGAGATCGTGTATCCTCTCCAACTTTTGGTTGAGATAATGGTCCCCACCATTTGTAAGATCCTCTCCGCAACATTTCCTTATTAATACGATTTTTCAGTTCTGTTAATTCTGAATTTGAGTAAACGTCTTTGTTCAAGATGATTCACCACCTTTATTATGGTACTCCATTTTTACGATGATTGCCATAATTTCAAGATACTTTAAAAATTCATACTCATCTTCCGAAATAATTTTCAAGACACGATTCTTCGGTAATTTGCATTGACGCACATCAATATCCCAGTTCGGGTGTTTGATGATAAGATTGTTAAAATAATACCAATTCGCCAATGCTTCTGCATATTTCATAACGCAATGGAATGTAGTTTTTCGATCTGGCGTTCCAATGATTTGATGTCCAACAGCCAGACATCCACCACAACTACTACTAATTGGGCATTCAAAACATAAATCCGTCATACCAGAACGACGTGTCATACGATCTAATTTATGCAATACTTTTGAACCAGATGCTCTTGTATGCGGACCGGTGGAAACATTACCAATCTGAAGGCTTTCTACGTCGTCGGTAACCGAAGATGGCATATATCTTAGACACGGATAAAATTCTCCATTCGCCCGCAATGCCAACATTTTTCCAGACCCACCACAATTAATGGCGGCAAGAGCACCATTGATTATGATTGTATGCTCTTCAGGATCGTCTGGTAGTATAGGTACCACAGTAGGACAATATACATCGTATTCTTCATCATCTTCTATATTATTGAGCCTTACCCAATAAAGGTTTAGACGTTCATCATATTTGTATCTATGATGATTATTTCGATTTCGAGTTTTAAAGTATACTTCATATCGATCTCGAACGTTAACGGTCCTTCCTTCAATTACCATAGTTCCTGCACGCTTATTGAGATAGCATGTTGGATATTCGCCAATAGATCGAAGTATTAACATTAAATCTGATGCAAGATGTGGAGACACCGTATTTACTTTTCGATATCCATCATACATTTCACATCCATCTGTATTCAGATATCCGTAAAGAACTTTTATAAGATATTCTTTTGATAATCGTAAAATTCGGTTCGAAAAATGTTTTCGATGTGCACCATGACCAACCGTTTGACATATTTCATAGAATTGTCTATTTAGCAGGGAACCGCATCGAGATATCGAATACCTTTTAGAAGTTCTCGATTCTCCTGTTGTAAACTTCAATCCAGAACGACGTAAAAGATTATAATAGTATTTATCTTCATCGTATCCTGGAGTGATTATGACTCTTTCTTTATGCGTATATCCATCCGCAATGTATACCCCTATAAGATAACAAAGATCCTCCGTCATCCATTTCTCATTCACACCTTTTGAAAAATCAATTAAAGGTAATGCGACACGATCATGTACGCGCAGTTCTGAAATTGGATAAAATCCTGGTTCTGAATAATGGGGAGTATTCTTCCATCCCATATATAGAAACTTCTTTGCAAAAACTTTATGATCTTTTGTTAGATGCGTTTCAAACAATCCAGTTGCTTTAATCTTACAATTGTCTCTCGAATGTTTTTTCACCATCCGGACAACACGATGTTTTGATCCGGATGCTGTATAAAGAATATCTCCGACCTTTACATCTTCAATATTTTTATGACCATTTGGTGTAGCAACCTGTGTGCCAGCTTTGAAGCAACTCGGTTGATCATTCTTTGGATCTCCAACGGATTCTGGGCGTTCGTTGAAGATAGAAATATAAATATCTTCCAAATCATTTTCCAGAATGTAATTGGATAATTCTTTCAATTGTTCATATTCGATTGTAGCATGTTTTGTCGTCCACCCAGGTTCAAATACACAATTTAAATTGATGATTTTCATTCCATTTTCCATGAATGATTTCACTGATTCAAATAAATATTTGATATTTCCTGGAGCCAGCGTCATTTTACTATTTTTATCTGGAACATAATGAGAGGTATAATGTTGCAATGCCATCATATCGATGTCATAGGAACCTTCACCATTTGGTTGAATACGACAGGCATCGTGCAATTTTTTATTCCCATCGATGGAGATGTTGAATGAAATATTATGAGAATATTCTTTGAAAAATGATTGGACATTTGGATTGAAATATTGCAATCCGTTGGAACAAATTGAGATACGGTGCATGGTAAACCATGGATGATTCAACTCATAACATTGCTCTAGGAAGTACTCATAGACTTTTCGTGTTAAGTCAATCTCCATCAATGGTTCTCCACCAATGAATTCCAAAATGATTGCAGGAGAATTATGCTGATTGATATAGTCATATTTATCATGAAGAAGGTCATCCACAAATTTCTTTGCAATGTCAAATGTCATCTTCATGGGAGATTTATTGATCTGGTAACAGTTATGGACTAAGAATGAGTTTGCAATATACGTATGAGTTGTCGTTTCAATATTATATACCTCATGATTTCCTGGAATCTTTTCGACATCGATATCAAAATTTCTAAAAAATATTGATTTACCGATAAATCGTTCAAATTTTTTTCTAGAAATTGCAGAATGTGTTAATCTGAAGAATCTTGCATTTTCAGAAGCTCCTCCGATAATTCGTATTGATGTCTTAACCCTATTTTTCGTTAATGACAATAAATCATATTTCCACCGGAACGATAACTTTTTCAATGCCTGCTCAATTATGTACATAATATACATATTTGTATTTGTTATTCGGATTGAATATGTATCACATGAACCTTCAGCATCATATATTCCGGCAAGATATCCGACTAGGAAATTTGTATTAGTATTCATATTACCATGAGATAGATTATCATCGATCAATTTCATAATAAGATCATAATCGGATTTCTTTCTACTAAGTAATGCAGGCAACGTAAGATCATATTTTTCAGATATTTTAAAATCGTATTTATGAAATGTAAATCCTAGTATATCTGCATATCGATACATTCGGTCATTCATCTCTTGATCTTTTACAATAAATCGCAAAATATATCGACGATACCCATCCTTTGCATCATATTGGATATAAGATCCGTCGCCCATAAATGCTGCAAGAAAATATCCTGTAATATAATTGATATCTTCTGTATCGATTGTATTATCGTCGTCTGTAATACATGGAGTCATATGTATTGCTAATTTCGACTTATATACATCTTTTACCAATTTCCACCCGCGCTGGGTGAGGACTGGGTGTTCCCCTGTAATATAAAGATATTTTCCTGTATTTTTATCAGTGATTTTATATAAATCATCACTTGTTCGTTTGAATAGTTTTGTGACCTTCGATCGAAGTAATGTCCTCTGTTTTTTAGGTTCAATGAATTCCTCAAAACCTAATACTTCTTCGCCAATCGAAATATCTTTAATTTCCTTTTCTTTGAAATTACTCATCAGAATTTTAGTATCCCCAGGCACGCAGTATATGCATGATAGGGAGCAATTCTCCGATGTTTGAAATGTAAATGAGTGAACGAAGATGTCTTGATCTGCACCCTCTCCTTGGATATTCTGCTTTTCCTTTTCAAATAATTCTGGATATGCTTTGGCAATCCCATCATTATAAGAATCAGAATAGAATCGGAAATACTCATTCGGATATAGATTGAATATTTTTTCCTTGGATAATATCTTATCAACATAATTGAGATAGTCAATATTATTGGATATAATATTGATGGTAAATGTAATATAGGAAGAGTCCATTTTAACATCTTCCGCTAAAACATCAATCAGATCCGATTGGTTGAATTCTCCATACCCAACATATTCATCCATAAATACACGCATGGTAATACCGAAAACATTACGTAACTCCAATGCTTTCTTTGTAAATTCTTCTTGCAACAATGGTAAGGACGAAAGGTCCTTACCATGTTTAATCATGTATCGTGTACGAAATGAAATGGCATCCAAATCCAACGACAGTCGTTCCATTTTGGATGTTTTGAAAATCGATAGAATAAACTTTTCAAATTGAGGCTTTCGAATCTGAATTGTTTTTTCCAATAGATTTGTAATCATATACTCTCCCTACCATTGTGTTGTACGGCGAAGGATCACCCATACATCATACCTTGCCTTTCGACGATCCGCGTCGCTATGACTTAAGAGTCTTAATCCATCATTGTGGAGATAAATCGATGAATTGAACTCCTTCTCATAGGTACGAATCTCTTCATTATATTCCTTCTTCCAGTCATGATACGATCCAACTGCAACCTGTAATCGATATGCTTGATCCATTTCTAGCATACCACCCATTTGTACGATATCCCAATCCAATGATGTAATCGCTGTCGATAACGTAATTGTGCTGAGTGTAAACTTTGTTGCTGTAATATATCCCTGGAATCTCCACCCATATAGGTTTCCGCCAAGACTTGTTGGTTCTTTATCATGCCATAGTTCCGGATTTGCATTAATTCCAGTTTGTCCATTCATCATATGATCACGGACAATCAATGCAATCTTTTTAATGATATCTTCATTCAGGGTTGAATTTCCATTCCGGTCCTCAACAAAATATTCTTTCAATAGATTATTGATTCCCGTCGTTCCAATATTGGAAAGATTGTCAAGTTTTTCTAGAATCTTTTGATTCAAAGAAAGTGTTCCATCTCCACTTAAATGGAAATTCGTCGGATTAATAAATTTAATGTGGAGTAAATCCGACAAATCTCCTGGAGGAACGATATCTCCAAATAGATTATCGATTTCTCGCAACGTTGAAGAAATCTTCTCAATATTGAGTCGAATGGATTTATTCGGATCAATAATAAAATAGTCCGGGCTGAATGTATAATTCAGAATATGATTGATGTCAAGCGTATCGATTGCTTTTTTAATTGCAGCTTTTACATCTGGAAGATCCTTTAATACTTCACCGACATCAACTCCAATTTTGCCATATGGATCGAGTTTGAAATGTTTCGTATGTAAGACATCATTGAATATTGTTGTAATCAAATCGAATGCAAGATGCCTTCGCTGAATGGATGCTTCTTGATATGCTCTTGATGGAATGGAATCCGAACGGTAATGTCGCTCTTCGATCGCCTGTTCCTGAATCTCTCGTTCCGTAACCTTTTCCAAGAATGCCAATGATTGCAATCCAGTGACTCGAAATTCTTTGTAAGTAGATGGATTATTGTTAATTGAATAACCAATATATCCATTCATTGTACCAGGAGAAATTTGAACGCTTTGAACAAATCGATTTTCGATTTCGGAACGCAACATATAGGAACGTGCCAATATTTCACGAACCGTGTTATCGAGTGTAGTATTCCACTCTGATTCGTTCCCCAAAAGTTTATCCAATTTATCCTTCATGGCTTTCGTTACAACATCATTTGCTGCATAAACTTTTGCCATGTCAAGGGTAACTGTTCCATCTTTTGTAATAAAATATCGTTTATCAAAATTGGGAAGTGCTCCAAAGAATTCAATTTTCCATTTGTACACATTGGGGGCGAGTTCCAATGAAACTGCAATTGCGTTACCGCCATTCGCACTTCCATGGCGAATAATAAATGCATGATTTTTGTTTGCTTTGGTTGGAATCGGAAGATCCGATTCTTTATCAATCACATATACGGTTTCAATATAATGATCGATTTGCGGAATTGTTTCCACAATGGCATCCTTTACAGAGTCGATGTAATTAATGACTGCTCGTGTTGTTGGATATGTTGTATAATCTGCAGAAGCTTTGTTTAGTGCATTAACTTTATGAGCTACATTTTCCTTTTTATCAAATAGAATCTTGTGTGCAGATGGATCAACCAAATGTGCTTCAAAATTTGAATTGGTATATTCAATCTTTTTGGAAATATCTTCTTTGTAAATTTCATCCACATAATGCCATAGACGCGCTAAACTCTGACGAATGTCACGGTGAACGGATGGCGATTCATTCCATGAATGTTCTCGGATCTTTTTATCGATGAGATCAGTGAAATCGCCAGAAGCATTCAACTGTTCCAGCGTAACATTATGCGGATTATTCGTATTTGCCATGTGGGCATATACTTCATCCAGATTGACATCGAATTTATAATTCTTTAGAATATCCATAATCGATGTCTTTTGTAATGGCGAAAGTGGTTTATCCATATCGGATGTATTATCCACTCTCCCAAGATTTAGTGATGCCGATGTAATATGAACATCACCACGCATATTATTTACGGACGTTACGGGAAATACAAGTTTACCGACACCCATTTGTTTAATGCTCGTTCGTAGTTCATCTAATATTTGACGTAACGTTTTATGTGTTGGATCTGTGGAATCAATTACTTGATCCAAATTTGTTTTTGGATAAATGATATCAATTTGAGATGCTGTTGCTAATTCTTCGTTTTTGACCGAGAAAATATCCCGTTCCAATACGGAATTTACTTTCCGATTTGCCACGATAATAAACCTCCTATCGAATTGGAGTATACTTACATTTGTACCTTAAGAATCCGTTCCGATAGCATGATGTTTCATAAAAATAAATATGGGAGGGTATGTACCCTCCCGTATAGATTCAAATTTCAATATCTTCAATTTCTTCCGAATGTTCGGGGAATTGACCTATCGTATCCATATTTACTTTTTCATTGATGAAATCTTCTTCGTTCATTCCTTGTCGAACAATGTTGAGAATTCGCATGGACATGGTTGTTGCCACTTCCATCATCTGACTGCATTCGTATTTATCTTCCGCAGACATATCATAGTTCAAACATTCATGCATATCTTCGGTAAATGACTCCAATTTCATAAATGCTTGTTTTAGTATGCCATATGGAATGTTTTTCTCACCATCCATGAAAAACACCTCCTTTGAAAATAAAAGGAGGGAGATATTCCCTCCCATTTATTTTAGCTCTGCATATTAGAATATAGATTCTTCTTAATCTCTTCAAGTTCCTGTGTAACATTTGAGAGTCGATCAAGAACTTCTGCATGATTGTCTCCATTGGATGTATTATCCGAATCTCCAACATCCGGAATATCATCATCAATGATATCATCATCCATGGATGAACTATTCGAACTTGAATCGTCATCGATATCCATGTCAGAAATATCATCTGTCGATGAAGTATCTTCGGAAGATGTGGTGTTATCATCCACAGGCATATCGTCGTCGATATTCATGTTATCAACATCATCGTTGATTTCATCTTTGACCTGCTTCGTCACAGTGTTATCTTCCTTAGAATCATCTTTCTTATCATTGGAGGATTCGTCTTTCTTATCCGATGATGTATCTTCATCGCCAAAAACAATTTCTTCTGTAAAAATATCTCCAATGGAATCATCCACCGATTCTTTGAAAATCCTATTTGCAATTCTTGTAAAAATAGAAGGCGTTAGAATCTTATCGATTCGAATTTCTTTATCGCCAATCTGAAGAATATTTCCTTCCTTGACAACGATCTTTGCGTCACCCGATAATGTGAAATCAATCTTCTCTTTCTGAGCAAGAAGATTTAATCCCAATATGGATGCGGTCAAATTTTTGTATGTATCGTTCGCATAGGATACTGCAAATTTCTTTACGTCACCTTTCAGATTGAGTTCAACATTCTTTGGGATATGAAGATAAATCTCAATTCCTGGAATTTGATCAAGTTTATCAATCCAACCGGATGATGAAAGTTTAAATACATTCTTTACATCCGGATGACTATTTGTGTACCGTTTTGCTACTTCAGCAAATGCTTTCGCAATCGTTGGGATTGCATTCTGATTTTCTTCATATACCTGATTGCCATCGAAAACTACAATGCGTTCATTATTTGCATATGCATTATTTTTCCCAACTCTATGGATCTCTTTTACAAGTTCCTTATTGCCGGAAATCAATTTAAATGCATCATCTTTGATCACTTCATCAAAAATATTATGAAGTTCTGCTTGGATTTTCCATAGATAATCTCCATAATATTTGAATACTGGATCATTGTCAACAACGGATTCTGTGATCGGCTCATGGTCGTCCACCTGAATATCTTCCGTATCAACATCATCGTCCGGATGACTATCCACATCGATATCTTCAACATCATCAGAAGAATCATCGGATGAATCATCTGGAACGTCATGAACGGCATCTGGTGCACTATCCGGTGGTGTTGGGATGGTATCTGTAATTGTGTTCGATGCAAGGTTTACTTCCACATTCATCAGATCCATATCATCATCGTTTAGATCAAATGATTCTGGTTCTGTGGAATCTTCTACCGCATCATCATCAACGGCATCAGTTACGGAATCATCCGTATTATCGTTATCCGGAACATCCTCATCATTTGTAATCAAATCATCAACAGTATCTTGATTTGCTTCAAAAATGAGGTTTGCAGTTTCCTGCTCTTTTTTGCGTTCAAGAATTAGTTTCTTGATTTTGTTCAGCAATCGACTCACCTCTTATTTCGTACGCTCATATTCCTTCAGAATTGCTTCTGCCTTTGCTTCCATTACTGTAATCGAATCTGCATTATAATCGATGCGATTATAATCGGAGATGAGATGTTCTGGTACATGACCAATGGAAGCCTTGATTTCTTCAATGGTTTTATTCTTGTCCTTCATGATAAAAGACCTCTCTTTCTTAGGGCCCAATTCCACTTAAGTTAATTTTACGTGAACGTAATCCGGGTAGTGTTCGAACCTTAATCTTTGCGTGATTGGTATAGAGCATAACTTCTCCAATCCAATGCGTGAATATGATTAATGTATTTCCTTCCACTCTTGCAATCTCGTTAGGAGAAAGTCCATCAAGATAATGATTTGGGAAATTGAACCGATATTCGGATAGACGATATACTTCCAGCGTGATATCCAAATCTTCATTGATGATTCCAGGATTCACTTCTTTGATGAGCCATGATTTGAATGAAGTTTTCTTAATTGTATCCCCAAGTCCTTCAGTCAATTTATACGAAACTTCGGATGAGAAAAATGCTGGACTATGAAATACATTAGAACGATACTTCACGTTTTGTATTGCATCTGCTACATAGAATGGAGTATTCGACCCAATCAATGGCTGTTCTTTAGGGGTATACCGATCATTTAGTACTTTTGATACGCAACCAGATATATTTTTTTGAAACCGTAAAACGGATGCTGTTGTATATTTTTCGACTGCAATGAATTGAATTTTGGAAGGTTCCATCACTTTACGACCTGGAGTAAAATAATCCCCAAGATTTGGATAGGTTCCTTCAAATGGGGCAAAATTTGCATTGGGATTAGAAGAATTTTTTGGATTAACTAATGGAATCGGTGCAAGACCATCTTTTGTTGGAAGAACCGAAATGAATGACTTTTCCTTGATCGGTGACCATCGATATGGTGGTAGTTCAGGGTATTCCAACCGTGTAATTGTTTTTGTCAACTGTTGTTGAAAAGAGGTAAATACTCCCATGATATTCACCTCCTATGCCATAGATAATTCGTTGTTATATACAATTCGTTTTGAAATATTTACAACGGTTCCGGGTGCTAGGAATTTAATTTCTTCTGAACCTTTTCCAAGATTATTTGTTACGCCACGAACAATTTTAGATCCGGTTGAAGCAAAGACAGCATTTCCACTGAGTGCAAGTTCATACGTTGCCGGAACTGGTCGTTTGTAAATATTCTTAGATGTAATCATGAGTTTCTTCGTAACTGGACCACCATTTCGTGACATCTCAAAGAAAGCATCCGTATACCAATTCTCATAGTCAAGAATCAATTCTGTTGGTGATTTTTCCGTATAAATATCAACGTCGGAATTGTTGATATTCGACATGTAAAGTCGACCGAATTCATCAAATCCAATATCACAATAGTCGTTGCGATAGATATCATCCCAGTGCAATCTTCCTTGCGCATCTACATGATAGAGTCGAACTCCATTCTCCCCAAGATATTGGATAATCGTATTATGACATATTTTATCCAGAGAAGTAAGAATGACACCAGGTGCAGCATCATTCAATTCTTTATAACGATACCAGTCGGTCATTGTCATGTCGAGTGGATCAGTGTCCGGATTATTTTGTTTCCAGACGGCCATCCATCGCCATCCAGGACCATCAAATGTACGATCATATGGATTACGGGATGATTTTACACCGGTAAATATAAATTCATCATTCGGACCCATCCGAACAGTTCGGAATCCTTCATATGTGACGGAAGCATTTAATTTAATAAAATTCTTTCGAAGTTCTGCTTCCGAATATCCTTGTACCGTTGCATTGTTCGGATATTTTGATTTAATCACAGTGGATATATTCTTCAGCCTGGTTGTATCATCGTGAATAGCAACATCATCTACTTTGACAATATTGTTGTCATCAAATTTGAATACTTTGAAATACGGAGTATCTGTTGCTGTATTCATCCAATCAAAAGCAATCGATGTATAATTTTGGTTATTTTTTGATAAAATACTATCCCCTGCATTTGCAACTGAAATCATACTGGCTAATCGTTTCTTTTCTATAATCGTTCCATTTGCACATTCCAGGATAATGAAATATTGATTGGCATATACTGAAACTTGAGCATATACAAGATTCAGTGATTCAATTTTTCGAATGATTTGAAATTTTGATGAATAGGATCCTCCATAATACAAACCGTTGGGGTTTGTAATTGTATTCATCACTTTATCAAAAACGAATACATGTGCACCATGTGCAGAATATCCTCCTGAATTCACCTGTGCAATAGCATATAAATATCGGGAATCTTGACCCAATTCCATACTTGCATATATATCATACCCTGTACTAAAAACGCCATTAATACGTTTCACTGTTTTCTTATGGATATCGATCTTTAGTATGGAATCCCCGCTCCATACCCATTCAATAGATGGATCATCTTGATCGATCCACATAGCAGTGCTCTTGATATAGCCATTCTCATCAACGAGATCATAGAACACATTCGACTTATAGTAGTCAGTGCCATAAGTTGCATCTGGACGTATGATATTAAAATACCGATGGCGAACACCTAGTCGATATTTATTCTGAACATAATTATTCCACCCAACATCAATTTGCTCTGTAGATACACGCGTCAAGGTTTTCTTATCATATAAATATCCATTGATGATAAGATGATTTGGAGTTTCAATGGCTTTACATGTTGGATATTCTAAGCGTCTTTCTGATCTATTGTAAATCATATGACATCCTCCCATCATCCTACAACTTCGACTTGAATATAGTTTTCTGCGGATCCTGTAACAATCAGCGGAATTTGTAGATCGTCGGTTGTTAATGTATCAACCATTCGACTCTTTGCATTATCATCAAATGTAATAGCCCCAACCGCAGTAAGACGAAGTTTCACGGCAACACGATTATGGAATTTATCGTAAACGGAAATGCGATATGTATTTGTCCCGGGTGTATCAGCATCCTGTAACATTACTTCTGGTTTGATGAATCCATCGTCAACGTTATATACATTGGCATTCAGATCATAATATTTTTCAATCTCATAATGAAGCTCGTTTGTATTTTTATTGACCCACCAAAATACACCATTAAACAATCCGGCAGAACATGCATTCGGTGTTCTGATATTTCGGGTGAGTTCAACCGTATTTGTTTCCGGTTTAACGATATACTCATGGAATGCTTGCCCTTCCAAACAGAAGATGAATTTATTTCCTGAATGAATCATAACTTCTTCACGATATGGGTGGTCCATACGACCAGCAGCTCGTACATGTAGAATCTTCGGATCATTTGCATCGATTTCAACGATCCACCACGTGGTTACATAATCTTTGACACCATCTTCATTACGCATTCCACTTACAAGTGTTTGATATTGGAAGAACTTTGTATCTGAGATTTTGTAACATAAGAATCCATTACTTAGCCAGGCATCAGTATAAGTATCTGTTGTGGAAGAAGGCATTTGGAATCTCTTGATGTTTCGAAGATCCTGCGGTATGGATGAATCCCAAATGACAGTATTATCGTTTCCGTTATAAGAATCATATGTCCTTGTATCCGGGTTGAATCTGACAGCACACCATTTGATCGGTAATCCATCGGTAAGAGGCCAAGCATCAAATGCGTAATGATAGCCATTCTTCATTGCTGCAGTATATGTCCGCAATGGCGAAGCCTGCGGGTAAACGTTCTGTGGACTATAAGTTCCAGTTCGGATATCTGCAACTTTTCCATTTCTGATTGGTGAAACATACCATTTATATCGATCATTAATATCAACATAAAACACTTCGCCAAGTTTACCAATCATCGCGATGATATTACTGTCACGATATAAAACATTGGGCATATAGCATGCATATGGAACCCCTTTATAGTCGGCGACATTATAAAGGTCAGTGTACTTAATAAATTCCAGCGTATTTGCATCCAGTAATATGATATAGCATATCCATGGACCAATGTCAGTGTACCCGGTCATTCCGAGGGATATCCCAATAATGGCAATATATTTATCAGTAACATGTAGAATCTTCGGATAATTCAACGTAATCCTCGCTTTTGCAAGGATATTCCCGTTACGATCGAGCTTCATAATATGAGGTTCTTTATCAATCGATTTATCCGGATAATTTTTTAATAGGCCGGCAATGATATAATTGCGATCTTCATTTGCGGGGTCGAACCATACATCGCGCATCCATTCTGAATTTGCTGTACCGCTACTTACATCTGCATCGATGCGATTAATCATACAATTCCATTGATATTCACGATTGTCACCGGTTCCATATGTTGTAAGTCTATATGGAAGATATATATAGTTCCGCCCAATCATTGTGTTCCCATTAACGGTATTCAATTGAGCTAGATTTCGGTTCATCAATCGCATCTCAGAATCAACAACGCGCCCATTTATAATGAGCCCATCTCCCCGAAATTCCGCAACACGAACGATGGGAACTTCTGCTCGTCTCGGCGTATATAATATTGGCATAAATATTCTCCTCTCTTATGCAAGTGACAATATATCGATTGATACTTTTGCATGGCCAAGTATATACATAGAAACATAGAACTCTCGTTCTGGAATTGTCATATAGTATGACTTAAATATCGTTTCTACAATTTCTCCACCATTCTTACCAACAAATTTTACCTGAACTGGTTTCTCTGTACTGATATTTCCAATATCAACGGAAGCAGATATCGCCGTATTGATATGTTGCGTAAAATCATATACCAATTGATAGTCGTTTGCATGTACCGTTTTTTCAAAATGACGGTTAAATGCATTTCCAGGTTTCCGGAATTCGAAACCGGAAGCATCATCTTTTACAAAAAGAGCAAATCCGCCCTTTTTATTGAGATTTGTAGAATCAACGTCAGTTAATTGAACAAGCTTATTACTTCCTTGACGTTTTACATAGAGGGCTCCATTCGGTTTGATCCCAATCGTGTCATCGTCCGGTTTTACACTACCAATCTTATCTGTCGTTGCCATGGCATGTGTTGTATGTGCAGTAATAATACCATTGGAATCAACAGTAATCGTTGTATTATCTGGACGAACAATGCCTGCTTTTGTTTCTGTTGCAATACCAACCGATGGCGTTGGAGTGGGTGTTGGAGTCGGCGGGGTCGGCGAAACAATAGTAGTTTTATTGTTGTAAATAAAATGCTTACCATTTTTATTCCGGAGTAATATCCCGAACAACCCCTCCTTTAATCCGGTTTCCGTTAGGCTCTTTCGAATCACGGTAATTGAATTCATTGGAACATCTGCGGCCCGATCGTAAATATTAAATATATTCGGCTGGGCCTTCATATAGAATGCTTGGAATATCTGAAATTCAGCAGCAGCATTAATTCCAAAATAATATGAGGAAGGGTCCGAATATGCGCGCAGAGCAGTAAACATTTTATTTTTATCATCGAAATCAACCAGAATAAGTTCCATATGCGTATGGGAGATATAGATATCTGTAGTATTTTCATAAGGAGGTAAAACATCGGAACGTTTTATAAAGTCAGGTAAATATAATTTCGTTTGATAATTTGCAAGTTTTGCATCGATGTCCGATTTTTTTAGATAATCAGATAGATCGCTCTTCTTTTGATATTCGGATAACTTTGTATCCAACTCGGTCTTCTTCACATAATTTGTGAGATCCAGAGCCGGAATATCATCCTTTGTAATATATTTTGCATCATTCTCAAATGCAGAAACTTTGGTTGGAACCGTTGGGATATCAGACTTCTTTGCATATCGCAGATCAAGCTGATCATATCCGCCAATTGCAGGATGGATGGTTTTGTTATTGATATGAGCCAGGAACTTTTCCATTGGCGTCATATCATTCCATTTCTGCCGTTCTGCATTGGTCATATGAATGGATTCATTCTCAACGTGTTCTTTGAGTTTGTCTCCAATATCATCCCATTTCAATCGCTCTGCGGCAGTGATATGGCGTTCATTATCGTTGATATGATCTTCCAGTTGCCGCTTCAATGCTTCGTGCAATGTTCGGATCGTATTCATGACACGATTGAACTCAGCTGCAGTCGCATTTGAAATCGGTTTGTCAAGATCGGAAGTATTATCAACTTTATCAATTTGCAATAATTTTCTTAGCTTTTCCGGATCAATCTCTTCTAGCGTACTCAATTGTCGCGGATAAATAAGAAGTAGACTGTCCGAATAAATACCCATCAAATATTTCGGAGACTTGACCGGTTTTTCGTTGGTAAGTTTTCCATCTTCTCCAAGATAAACAATGCTATCCCGTTTTAAGTTGTTCATCCGCACAGGAATGACACCATAGGAAAGTACTTCCAATTTGGTTTCTTCCACACGAGATAATACAACGAGCAAGGGAGATGCATTTGTTACTTTATCGATGGATGCAAGAACATACTTTTTCTCATGGACCGTAATCACATCGCCGATGGCGATTCGTCGGTTATCATATCCAATGTCAATGATCGATTTGGAATGTTCCGATGTTTTATCGATGACATATCGTCGATATTCCAAACGAATATGTTCCAAAAATCTTCTCAAATCTTCATATGTGATTTGAGAATGTTCACGATTTAACATACGATATCTTCACCCCTATCAAATGGTGTTGTTTCATTAATAGAATGTGAAAAGGCGATAAAAAAGAAAGGGGAACATTCCCCTTTCTTTTACTTGCGTAAAATTTGATCCAATCGTTCTTTTCGTTCAGTACTACGTTTTGCAATGATGGATTTCGCTTCGTCTACCAATCCTCTCGCTTTCTTTTGAATCTCTATGTCTTCATGAAATTCAGCGATACCGGCTAATGCTTTCAGATGATCCATACAGGGTTTACACCCCAAACATGGAACGTTTTCTTCATAGGGAGTTTCGCAATGCCATGTATGCTCATAGATCCCATATTCAAATAATTTTTGAATTACGTAATCTTTACTTTTGTAGAGTAGTGGAACGTGGAGAGAAATATCTTTCCGACCCAATGTCGCCAAAAAGTATTTCATTCCTTCAATATAATATGGAACACACCAGGTATTATCATCGATCCCAAGCAATCCATAGTATAGATGATCACCCGATTTCAAATAGATGAGTAATGTGGATAGCCAGTAAACTGCTTGTGGACATCCACCAGGTTCCACATTAAATACACGGATATCGTCATAATAATGCTCCATTTCAGGAATTAAATTATGTCGTATTGAAATTTCTTGATGACGAATCGGGTATTTTTGCTCTAAAAGATATTTGATGAAGGTTCGTCTTGTTTTGAGCTCCGATTCATATTTTATTTTGTGTAGAAAGGGTGCATCCAATGAAACCGTATGAATCAACTGATTTGGAAATCGCTTAATAAGTTCATGTAAAATGAGACTAGAATCCGTTCCTCCACTGTATAGAAGAATGATTCGTCCACCTTCTTGTATATCATGGTAATCAGTAGAAAGATTCATCTAAATATCCTTTCTGTATTAAAATAAAAATAAGGAGAGGGATGATCCCTCTCCTTATTTTCAACAGTTGCAGTATGATTCCGGATGATCTGATACCATCAACTGTGCGAGCACATTGGAAACAGCAAGGGCATCATCATCCTTGAAGCACCGTCTGCCAAATGATGATAAGCTATCATCATTTAGATTCCCAGATGCAATCATATGCGCAATATCATAATTCCATATCTCAGCAGTAAACAATCCGTTGTTTACCGTATATACCTTGATATAGAATGTTGGATATTTCACTACGACACAATCGCCAATACAGCCGATTGGTTCGATGGATGACGCATTGGGAAATCTAGAATTCCATAATTGCTCAATATCTGAGGTGAAGTCAAAAGAAGACATCACTTCACAACGTTGCCATTGAGGTCCTTCTTGACCTTCTTCTGAAGGCTCTTCGGAACCGGGCTCTTAGCCCGAATCTGAACCGAATCCTGATACGTGACTTCGTACGAGCCAGTTACCTGGCCAGTCTTCATATCACGGATCTGACCCGTCTTGACCTTGCCGGGGTTGTCTGCAAGATAGATGCCACCAACAACATTCTCCTGTGCAGGAAGATCAAACTTCTTACCGGTCTTGATCTGTTCCATAACGATATGGGGAATGACCTCAGCCAGATTCTTTGTGGAAATCTCAACTGTGTCGAGGACGCCAGCCTCAGCCTTCTGCGGATACTTCGCAGTATCGAGCGTCTTCTTCAGATCTGCAATGATTGCGTCGTGAACAGAAAGTTCATTCTTTGAACCATCCTTATTCACTGACCCAACCTTGTAACTGGGGTCGTTCACAAGCGAATGTACAAGATCTGCGAAGCCGCTCTTGCTGAATACCCCTCGGCCCGTTACCATCTTACCTGCATCCTTGCCTAGCAGGTCCTTCATTGTCTTAGCCATTTTTTATTCCTCCTTTAAAGTATGAAATGAAATTTAGGATATGGCTTCATCCTATTAGTATGAAAATATATAAGTATCCGAATGCCTTATGATTCCCACATATTTTCATCATTGCATATTTTGTTGTTGAAAAAATAAATAAAATAGAAGGGGATTGTATCCCCTTCTATTATTTTGTAACAATGATCATGCAGTAACTGTAAACTCAACAGTTTTTGATAGTGTAATATTTGGTAGACTCCCTATATGATCTTTTAATGTAATTTCAATCGTACTATTGAATTTTGTTCCCACCGGAATCGATGGGACCATTGCAATTCTAAATCTTTTATGAATGCCAGAAATATCATGACTAATTGATACAATTTCATGGCCTGTAGAACTAATGTTGATGATATCCCAGTCAGATTCATTAACCATTTGATTCTGATTTGTGTACAAATCAAATTCAGATGAAACACCTAATTGGTTGACAATTATTTTATCTAGTATACCTGTCTTTTCAGGCATAAATCTCGGCAATGTCACATTGAGAGGAACATTATTTATTGCAACATCCTGATCAAATCCAAGCTTATCTTGCAGCGTTATGCTAAAATTGAATATATATGTTTTCTGTTCTGTAAATTGATGTGCAGAACAGCTAAATGTTAATGGGGTTCCCGGATCATATGACATATGATCTCCTGGATATTCATGAATTCCATAGGAATTCAATATTGAACTCACTATACATTTCCAATCAGAGTAGACAATCTCTTTATCATCAGCGGTTAGAAGTTTAACTCCGACTTCTATATGATATTTATTATCATTTTTAAGTACTGCCTGAACAGTGTCTGAATCAAACTTAACCTTTGCAGGAATTGGTCGATTTGGATCATGGAATACAACTTTCAATACCTGGATTGGTTGGAAATCAGATTTTTTGTTACGATCTTTTGTCGGAACCGGATATTTTGTAGAAAGGGATCTAGAAAGAACAAGATATGCATATCCTGGTTTATCAGAAGAAATATATGTTGCAGTATCACTATCGGTAAATTTAATAATCCGATCTCCTTCATCATTTGGAATATCATTGATCGTATACATTGTCTTTCCAGAAAGACTTGGTTCATATTCGACAATATCATCCAAATTGTATTGTTTATTAATTTCCAACTTTGTAACTGGGGCTTTGCGTGCAAATTTTGTAATATCTGGAAGGGCTTCGCCGATATTAATTGTAAACCGCTTACTCTTAACAACCATATCGTTACCACCAACCGATAGTACTGCATCAATTGTGAATGTTACAATTCCGCCTGTGGATGGAACTTTATCCGGATCAAGTTCCCAGGTACCATTACCCTTATCATCGATCTGAATTGTATTTGCGGGATCTGCAGTAAGAGTAAAATATGTAAAGTTTGCATTACTTGGATATGGGATGGGATCGATAATGTTTTCATTCCCGGATCGATATACATCTTCCATTGAATACCCTTGTGCAAGATAGCGACTCAATGTACCTAATTGAATATCTTCAATTGCAATATTATTTGTATAATATTCCACAAATAGACGATAGCTACTATCGGCGTAAATATTATTCTTATCATGCAGATGAACTGTGAGTGCAATATTTGTGGTTGAGATTGGAGGATTTGTAATCTTTAGCGTAATTTCATTTTTATCATAATCGAATGTAGCTGTTCCAAGATCAGAAGTAACAGTAACATCATATTGCTTCAAATCTGTTGCATCTCCAGAAATTACAATTGGAATTATAGATGTTGCCGTTGTAATACGAGTCGTCATCGTTGTAATTCCAAGTACTCGTGGAGTAGATTTCCGAACATCGATATCGAAATCCTTTGTGAAATCGGTACCATTGGCTTTACCATTCTTGATCCGAATACGAAGTTTAATTGTTCCAACCGTATCAGAAACAAGAGTATTTCCAACGATACGACCTGTTCCAGAAATAATTTCATATATCGTTGATGTATTCGTTGCATTCGCAGGTATGACGGTGCGACCAAGTGTTCCAGGAATTCCAGTGAATAGATGATCGAAATCGAATGTAACATTCGTAACCGGAACAAATGCTGCCGTAACATCTAACTCAAAGTCCTGTGTATATTTATATCCATTATCGCCGAGAACGGTCGCGCGGATAACAACTTTACCAGAACCTTCCACCTTCAATTTATTCCCATCAGTGATGGTTGCAATATTGGTATTTGCATTTGCAATGCTCCATACAATATTTTGGAATGTTGCATTTGATGGAGAAATTACCGGGTTGAGTGTAATTGTTTTACCAGACTCGATGGATGTTTGAATACCAGTAATTGATGAAATTTGAACCATTTCGGCAACCGTCAGAAGGAATGAATCTTCTACACCATCAATGATTGCCTTGATTGTAGACGTTCCTGCCAGTGATCCAATGATTATTGTACCATTATCGAGAACTTCCGCAATGGAGAGATTCGATGATATGAATCGAACGTGAGAGTTTGCATCCGATGGAGTTACAGTAACCTGCAATTGGTATGTTGAGGATGTAAGAAGTGGACGCGTCGGTTTATTGGTAATAGCAACATTTGTTGCCTTTTTCAAACAAGTAACCGTTGAGATGATCGAATCAACAAATTTATGCGATGGATCATCCTTTACCGAGACACGGCAGAAGTATCGATATGTTCCTTTTGCAAGATTTGCTGGAATATTAAATGTTGGACTATTTGCTCCTGTTACAGGTGTATCCGTTGCAGTATCGCGATAATACCACTGATATTCCAGAATATCATCACTGGAAGATGCTGCGACCGTAAGCTTTTCAGTAATATGTCCAAAATCAACCGAGATGTTTGAAACTGGCTGTTTTGTAAATACAATACCAGAAGAAATGATATTGATCGATTTCGTCACTACGTAGTCTTGACTTTCACTCAAGCCATACTTAATGAGTGCTTTCAATTGAACTGTACCAGATTTTCCACTCTGTAGAATATTATTGGTGATTGTCGCATTTGTTGTACCGGCATTCGCAATTGACCATACAATTGTTCGATACGATGCTGTTGGTGGAAGCGCATAACAAAGATTCAGGTTAAATGGTTCGCCTGTCTTGATGCTAGTCGGAATATTCGCAATCGATGTTACAGGAATATGTGTAACTGTAACAGCAATCGGACTGACTCGAATATATGCATCTCGATGTCTCATGATAAGAATACATGGAGAGTTGGATGGGTATTCTGATGTTAGTGTGAATCTAACTGTTGCACCATATTTCGTTTGTGCAAGAATCAAAGGATCTTTTACAGGAATAATCGACCCATCACCAAATGCAAGAGCCCAATGCGATGGATGATTTGAGATTCCAAGTGTCGTACCAATCAACTTTGTTGAATTATATTTGATGGAAATAAGTGCGCGCGTTACCGCACCATAGGTATCCGTCGTTCCATCATATTCATCCGTTGTATATCCATCGAATGGTGTGAAATAAGTATCACCGATATAATCTTTTGGGAATTCCAGAGCTTCCGATGAATTTGAGGATTTATTAATGAGGCGCCAATTAAATCCATCATAGACAAACAGATGATCGCTGATATTGTCTGTGTCATAAGCAACCAGTGGTTGATTTTGGAAAATCATTGGCGCCGCACCAGTACCCTGAACGTTCATCTTCGGATTATTCACTGTCAATGTATTTTTAAAACGTACATTGATCAGTGTTCCCGTCTGCAGAATAAGCGGGAAATTTGGCACGGCCGGATTAACAACGGTTGCAATTTTATTCGGATCATTCCCATTAGTATCACAAACACAATAGATGGCAGAAATGATATTCCGCCGCACCCATTCCGTATTTGCGATACGCTTATCGTTTGAATTATCCGGCGGAGTATCTGTTTTCGGTTCTCCCGTAAAATGCGGAGATTGAATTGGTGCTCTTGTGATATCAGTCGGATGTCGATGGTCTGCTCGCGCATATCGTCCGTCATCCGTACCCTGCCATACAATCCCATCCATCAATGGATCAACTTCAGATGCACGAACATGACCAAAGAGATCTGCTGTCGCCTGACCATAGGTAGATCCAGATGGAGAAGTATGAACTCTCGGTGCCTTGATCAAATCGAGATACCGACCCATGTTTGCGGAAAGTGCGGCTGTCGGATCAAGAGACTCAAGAGAATCAATAACACGAGTTAATTCAATATCATTGATGAGAGCGATAACATCTTTTGTATCCGCCTTCGTCTGATTTAAAACACGACCCATGTTTGCGGAAAGAGGACGATCAGAATCATAAGAAATCAAGTTATTGATTACCTGATTCTTGACATATTCCGTCGTCGCAATCTTTGTTGTTCGATCACTTACCGCCTGCGTTGTAGTCGTTGGAGATTCACGTAGATTCACATTCGGGGCAATTTCAAATTCCCCAATCGTTCCGGGAATGACAGTAGCACGAATGACCTTGTCATCACCAACAGTAACTTGAATATTCTCTGATGTCGATCCATTGTATACACGAATCATTGACGAAATGTTGATTCGGTTCTTTGTTCCATCGGGAAGAGGAATCACGAGTTCTGATGTTGCTGAATCAAATGTAATTTTTCCAAATGTATCGGTGATTGGAAGAACAAGTTCAACTTTATTTCCATCACGCCGTGTAAAAATAATTGCAGACTTGAGAGGATCCCATTCAGCAGAAGAAATATACTTGCTTCCGTCCAGACCATCATTAATTTGATTGATCTGTGATGTAATACGATCCAATGCAAGCTGGGTCTGTGCAGAAATCGGCTTGTCAGCATCTGCTGTATTGTTTACACGATCAAGTCCAATCTGTGCAGCTGTCACATTATGCGGATTATTAAAATCTGTAATATGACTATTGTATGTTACCGTCGATACGGATCCAATCTGTTCCGCAGTAATGCGGTGCGGATTGTTATAATCATTGATATGATTGAAAAGATCGGTGCGCGTCTGCTGTGAACCGGTTGGTCCATCAACCTTGCCCTGGAGCTCGACAATAGTATTATCGTACCGCTGGAATTCTTTGGTAACTCCAGCCTGGGTGATGTAACCATCATCGTTTTCACCAAGACCTGTATATGCTTTCGGTGCTCCTTCGATATCGGAATAACGAACGAGTCCCTTGGGAAGAAGTTTCCCTGCTGCAACAAAGTCTGTGAAAATATCCTCAGGAGATTTCCATGCCGTATCATAATTGGTATCAGACTGTTTTGTTAGGAATTCGCCAGTAACACCACCGGCAGGAACACCTTCACCATCCTTACCATCGACATAGTCAACACCCTTGATTGGAGTATATCCATCAGCACCCTTGATGATCTTTGGTGTTGGAGGTGTGGTTTCTTTAGAAAGAACCCAACTAAGCTCACACTTATCATCAAGCTTTGGATACCAGATGTTTCCATGGAGGTTGTCTTCATCCGCAGCAGAATCTGCAAAGACCTGAATGAAACGACCCTGCATCCATACATACATTGCAGTTGATGGGAAAGCGATGAACATGTCACCCGCCTTCATTGTTGCGGAGCCAACTTCCAACCAGTTCAGGCCTGGAGCCTTCCGATAAATAACAACATCAGCTGTTTCATTCACCTTATAATCCGTCGCTGGACGAATAGCGAAATAGGTTGCTGTGGTATCAAGAACATCTGGAAGAGCCTGGCTAAATGAAAGAACGTAATTTGGATTCCAGTTGTTCGGATCATATGAATGAACGGTTGCTACACCCGTGCGGTCATCATATGCAATATTCACATAATTGAAGAACGTCTCACGAAGAGATTTGAAGTGTGCATCAATTTCTTCTCTCGTATAAGTACCTGCCTGATGTGCAGTTACATTATGCGGATTATTGAAATTATTGACGTGATCTTCAACCGTGGCAACATCAGCCTTCGCATTCCATGCACGGCGTTCTGCATCACTGATATGCATACGTGTATTGGAAACGTGTGAGTTGAATGTTGCTGCTGAAATCTGAGCATTCCACTTTGCACGTTCAACATCCGTAATGTGAATGGAACGCGATTGGATATGATTGTGAAGATCTGAAATACTTGCCTTTAGGTCAAGCTGTTCACCAACAGCACGTTCGGTTGGAATCTTGCTGTGGGACCGGTTTACCGGGTTTTTATCAATGGAACGTGCAATATCAAGGCTACCAATATCGCCCTGTACTCCGCTCCATGTCATAATACGTCCAGGCTTACCTGCTTCAATCAGAGGCTGCTTAGAACGCAGGAGATTATAAATTGCTTCCAATTCATCCGTCAGCGTGGCTGAATTGTCATCCATGGTCTTCTTCACCGCGTCGTATACGGTAACCGGATATGTGAATTCATAATCATAATTCGGTAGGGACATGTCATGTCCATCCATAAATACCCTGGATTGGACAATGCGCTTATTTTTCAATTCGCCCATAGGAATTAATCTTCCTTTCTTCTTATATTATAAATGGCTAGAATTAAATCAAAGTTCCTTATACTGGGACTCTTCCAGCTTTCGCATCTCTTCCAATGATTTAATTCGAACTTTTTCTCGAATCTCTTGTGGAACCTCTGTTAAATTCATTTGACCTTTTGCCACAACACGGGCATAAAAATTGATCAATGCCTTTGTCTGTTTCATATGAAAAACTCCTCTGTCACCAAAGTAAATATCTTATAGATTTGGTGAAGGTTCCTTATGGTATTTGCACAATAAATAGGAGGGAATGATTTCCCTCCTATTTATTATTTTGCACCCTTATTGTATTTCTTAATCGCAGATTCGATCTTATTACTATCGGACATGATGTAATTGACAATCTTACTGGTAAATGAAATCGATTTTCCAATCGTACTCAACGTTCGATTGATCAATGCAACTTCATCCCCATTCAATTTATCCATTTCATGGTTCGCTTCCGTTCGATCAATTTTTGATTTCAGATCACGATGAATGGTATTAAAAATTTGATTGTATGATTTCACATGCATGCAAATTTCATTGAGTCCATCATAATAGGTAACATTTCCATTTTTTGTTTTAATGATAGCAGCTGGTCCAAAATATGCTTCCCGCGTTACTTCATCACTGAATTTTACTTGGGTTGGGGTAAATTTAATTGCTGAAATTTTATTCCATTCATTGTTTGCTTTATTGGCTAATACAATATCAGAATCTTTAAAGATAGGGAGTCTACGAAGGAATCCGGTGCGCCATGCATCTCCCTGTGTTAATTTTTCCAAATACTGCATATATGTATCAAAGGATGGAATTACGCGATCCATTACAATTTGTACATCCTGATAGGTGATGTACAATTCTACATCGCCCGTAATTGCATTTTTGATATGTCTTGGGATTGACACCAATCCTCTTCCAATCGCATTCAAATGAGATGGGATATTATTAATAAATTTTGCAATGAATCCCAATAGTTTATTCATAAGACGAATGAGTTTCATTACCAAATCCCATGCAAGTTTCAATACAGATGCACCAAGATCCGTCAACTGGTTGTAGATACTTGCTGTATCTTTAATGGTTTTTCTTGTATTCTTTAGAGGAGCATCCATCCGAGTGATATTTTTTACCTTTCCGACAAGTGAATTATTATTCACTTCAACAGCTTCCAGAGTAAACATATCATAGGAAAGTAATACTCCATCTGCATACTGAATCCCTTCCATAAAAGCTGTCTGTTCTGGTTGTGTTAGTTTATCAAAATCCAAATCTAAAATTGAGTCCATAATATCCATTAAGATTCACCTCGCAACTCACATAAAATAACAACTTCATCGCGCATAGAGGATAATGCAATAATCGAACGATCAGCATCCGGATGAATTCTATCATACTTTTTTATTTCATCCGATAATACTTGATTTTTCATATTCATCTGTGCAATTTCAAATTCTTCAAATTGCTTGACGCCTTCTTTAGGTAGTACATCCAACATACTGTAATTCCAATAGGAAGACGCTGCTCGTTCTGGCGTACAAACATCATTGGGAACCCCCGTATATAGAATCTTTTTAATCATACATTTCCTCCCTAATATGTAATAGTATCATACACAGACAATATCATCTTTCCTTCATACAATGTTTCTTTTGGAATGCGATATTGTGCATATGGTGTTGATGTATGGAAAAGTTGAATGTTGAATGGTGTTTGGATTTTTTCAACAAACACCTTTTCAATGTTATGGAATAATCTTCCCGTACTCCCATACATACTCTTATCTTCTTTCAAATCACGTGCCACACCGATAAGCGCAACTGGATAGAATGTTTTCGATCGTTTGGATACGGGTTGCATCATACGATCTTTTTCTGGAGTCAGTCGAACTGCTTGCAATGCTTGATTTCCGGGATTTTCCGGCATAAGGAAATCTGTTGTTGTAAAGACACGGTTCCATCCATATTGATAGAAACGGAATCCTTCATACCCGTGTGTTATGATCGGATGAATATCTAGGTTTTTTATCTTGGCAGAAATCCAAATACGTTTCTTTTCATTGTATGGGAAATAAAATACTTGATCATGAGCAGTTTTTGTATAATTAGATAGTCCAACATCAATCCATTCATCATCCACTGTAACAGCATATAGGTGTCCTTCGTATAAAATTTTTCCAGTAATATTACCAAATCGCTCATAACGGAAAATGATACCTTTTTCATCCAAAGATGCCCGTTGATGATTTCCTGCAATATCAATCACATAGGGAATTGATACATTCGTTGTTAGCTTTGGGCGTTCTGGATGTTTGATCCAATCATTCCGAAAATAAACAAATTGAAATTCTTTAATCTCCACATCACGAAGATAATTATCTTGAATGGATGGGATGATTTTGGAGGATGCACCTTCTCTTTTCGTCGGTGCAACACTTTCTACATCTTCCCAATATCGTTCATAATTCATAATATGAACTGACCATACTGGTACCCATTCTCCTTTACTATTTTTATATTTTACATTCATATCAATTCAGCTCCGATTCCTAACGGTTATAACAAAAGTTCCGAAAACGAAGAGAATAGAAAGAGGGATTTCTCCCTCTTTCTATTTGTCACCAATTTACAACACGGAACCAAATATCTCCAGGTTGTGCATTCGTCGGCTCTTCGGCGGACACAATAATGTTGTGTACTTTCCGATCCGTATGCGTTCCTGGTCGATCCGGTGAAATCACAATCTTTTCATATTCTTCATCCGTCCGTAATTTGGATGGAGAAATGGATTTATCGATGATATGATTTCCCGTAATGGTATTCACATCAATTTTTGCACCGGTAATAGTTTGATCAAAAATATTGACATTTCGAATGACCGGAGTTGACGCAATTTTATCTGCAGTAATAGCACCGGCTCTAATATTGATGGTGCGGATTGCATCTGCTGCAATCATTTCTGTATTCACCTGAACATATTTTGGGTCATCTCCGGCAATCTGAACTGCCAGAACACGATTGTCAATATCGGAAGAAAATAATTTATTTCCCTTGATGGATCGATTTCCTCCAATACCTGCAGCAGCATCTTTCAATTGTTGTGCAAATGCATCACTAAATGTGAGTACTTTGAGTGCAGTTAATTTGAAATATTGATTATCGATGGACACAGCACCATTTACATTTGGAAGTGGAGAAGAGTTCCATATTGCTTTTACCTTCGTATCAATGATGGAATCAAAGATACTTGTCTTCAATGAAATGACGTTGGATGCTTCATCAAATTGAGTTGGATTGAATGTATGAATGGTTGGTGCAACATAATTTTTCAATGCTTTTGCAATCGCATCTTTTACATATTGGATATTCGTAATACGCATATTACTCAGTTTACCATCTTCAATTGGTGTTGTATCCAAAGATGGCATACCACGCAATAGGATATCGCGCTCCAACGATTTGGATTCAATGCTCTGATCACGAATGTAATCCGAAGTGATTTTCAAATAACGAGGATCTTGATCAGCGCCATATACACCAATAACCATATGGTCATATCGGGCACGAAATAGTTTGCTCCCATCAACGATATTCGATTCCAGCATATCACGATTGATCTTAACGTAATTCACAGGAATGTTTTGATCCGTTACACCCAATACCCGATTTGGGTTCAGTGATGGAAACAATTCGGATCCCGTAATCGTTCCTTCAACAATATGCTCTCCTCGAATTTGACGAAGTTTAAAATGATCTGTCGATAGTGTTAATGGTTTGATATGCTCTTCTCGAACACTGTGTTTCTGTAAATTATTGGATGCGACTGCACCATCTGAAATCATTTCAGTGTTGATTGTTCCATAAAATGGTGGAGTGTTTGGTGTTGTTACAAGCAATACTTTGTTTCGTTCTGTTGTAGTGAATAATGTGCGACCATCCACTTGATTATCATCAATCATCCGATTTTTAATCTTAGTCCATACAGGATCTGTATTACCACGATTGATTGCAATGACCTGATATCCACTTGTATTATTTTCTGGCTTCTGGAGCTTATCTAATGTCACGCTGTTGTCTTTTACTTCTTCTCCCGTAATCAAACGGGGAGGAATCATACCTCGTGTTAGCTTTGTATAGACTGGATGACTATTGAGCGTGAGTGTACCGAGAAGCATATCCGCTTCTGTCGATTTGAATAATTTTGCAGGAGCAACGGATGAGTCCATCAAATGTTCTGTTGCAATGCTGAGTGGACGAATATGGCGTCGAACAACAGCTCCATCCATAATGTTTCGATCGCTGACAGAATTATCGGAAAGATGTTCATTCATAATTGCATTTACATCAATGCAATCTTTGTTGATTTTTGCCCAGGATGGTGCTTTGGTTGCATCTTCGGTAATTAATACACGATTTGAAACATCCGACGGTTTCAGTTTATCTACACCAATGGTCTTCGGAACAAAATTTTCATTTGAGAACGTATAGGAACGAAGTGTATTGAATAGAAACTCTTTATTGATAATTGCTTTATCATCAACTTCTGGAATTGGTGTCGAGATGGTGGGAATTCCATTCAATTTTACGCTATCTGCAATCGCACTACCGTCGACAATTCTATCTTTGAGATGAACGCGTTCAATTGAAGCATTTGAAATATGATTGGTACGAATTGCATTGTCTTGAATATGACTGGATTGAATTGCTACATCACGAATGGTTCGTGATGATATCGCTGCTGGTGCAATATTGTTTTCCTGTACAGCATCATCATCCATCATTTCTGAATTGACACGTACGTACTGTAATGTTGAACCGATGGTTGTTACACCGAGGACACGATTTGCATTGGTAGAAGATACAATCTTATTGAGCGTAATTGATGCATTTGCAATATGTCGTGCTCCGATGGAATCCGGTGCAATCTTTGTACCACTCACCGCATTATCTTTGAGATGATTCGTATATACAGAACCATATGCGAGTTTGTGTTCATTAATGGAATGATCTTCAACTTCGGATTGAATAGTATACAATGACTTTGTCGTATTCGTTGTTACTTTCATCCGGATAGTCGTGGTATCAACAGAAGCAATATCTGTATGAAGTTCTGACAAATCAATCGTCCGTTCGTTTTTCCCAGACAAATCTCTCGTCATTAGATTGTGATTGTTTGCATTGTATGTAATCGACGAAATTAGTGTATGTAATGGAATCGTTACCGTTTTTGACTCCAATGTGGATGATAATGTGAGAAGCCCTTTTTCTAAATCATATGATACATCAGTAAATCCGGGCTTTGCACTATTTAAATTATGAAGAACATTGCTGATGTTCGTTAGTGCTTCTTGTGTTGCAGTAGAAATCGGTTTCTCTAGATCCGATGTATTATCTACCCGATCAAGACCGATTTGTTCTTTCGAGACATGATGTGGATTATTTAAATCATTTGCATGCGCTCGGAATTCTTCTACGGTAACTGCTCCAATTCCTCCTGGTGTAATAACGGGAGGAACATCATTTTTGATATGATCGATCAGCATCTTCCGAACTTCTTCAGTTGCCGTATTATGCTTCGTATCAACTTCTGTTAGATCGGAAGTAAGCTTCTTGAAATGCTCTGTAATCACATTTTGTGTGATGAAACCGTCGGTATTGTTTCCCAGTGATCGATATGCAAATGGGACACCGATGATATCTTCCCAGTGAATATTCTTTGTATCTTTCGGATTACCATTGGAATCTAACAATCCAATCCGATGAAGATAATCCCCCACCGCCTTTTCTGTTGGAATCCGACCATGCGACTGCGCATCACGACTCCATTCCATTGCAGTGGTATATTTGATCGAACCAACTTCACCAGATACACCACCGTATGTCATCAAATAATTTGCGGGTTTTGCCGGGATTCGTCGTTGTGCTCCAAGAAGTTTTCCTTTGATGGCTTCAATATCTTCTGCAAGAGTAATGGCATCATCATCCCAGGATGATTTTACCGCATCATATGTTGTGATCGGATATGTTAATTCATAATTTGCTTCTGGGGGTGGTTGCGGTTTATCACTTATATACGTACGGGATTGTACAATCCGTTTATTTACAACGCCCATTGTAATTTCAACTCCTTAAACATTGTCTATGATTAAATATCGGGTTCTGAGCAATACAAATATGGAGGAGGGATATCCCTCCTCCATATATTTACATGAATTTGAAATTGTAATCTTGATCGAGATGAAATGTATCTCTCCATGTATTGAGAAGTTCTTGGCGAGCATCCTTTGCACCGCTGTATTCTTCAATCTTCATGTTAATGTTTCCAAATGCAGTTGGAATCTGATCATAATACTTTAGTGTATTATACAAATATACCTGCATATCCAATTCAGCCAATTGCATGAAACTATCGACACATGATTGCGGAATAGTTTCTCCATTCTCTTCGTGTTCGCATGCAGCAATAAATGTTAATACAGTGCGCGGAAACCCAAACAGTTGAATTTGATTTTCTCCAAGATATTCAAAAGTTGGTTCAGCACGCATTTCACCAGCAAGCATCATCATTTCTTGTGATGTGATGACACCTTGTACGGATTGATTGATTCCAAATGCAGGGGCGATATCCCCAAATGTTCCGCGTTCGGTCGTATATGGGAAACGGACATCAATCATCCACATAATAGGAGTGATGCATAACATTCTTGGAAGTTTATAAATATGCTTTTGGCGATCAACTACTTCGAGATGATTCACATTTGCATCCAATTCACGTTCCCATGGAACAAATTGAGAATATATGGGAATCGTCATCGTTGTCAATACTTCACGAATGATATTTTCTGGGTGAGCAGGTTCTCCAGTCACATCATCGCGCAATGGCAACGTAATACTATTTAACCCATACATCATTTTGAGTTGACTTATGACACGTGATAAATTCATCAGTATGTTCCTCCAATCGTTACGAGGAATGAATGTTATACGAATACAACATTTTCGTTGGAAGATGATTTCTTACCAAACAACTGTTTGTGGGTGTGATATCCTGAGCATGCAACGATATGATCAACCATCTCATAGAAATTCTTGGATAATTTCTCATTATAACATTCCCAAAGATCATCTAGAATACCAACATATTCTGGTGCAATAGAGTGTTCCATCAATACATACTTTGCGTGAGAAAGATCTTTCTCAATGTTTGTCGTATGTTCCAGATAGGATGCGATGATGGATGGCATGTCCATGTATTTTACATTTACCTTTTCCGCGAATGAATGTTCCGTTGCTTTGTTGAAATTCTCTTTCACGCCATCAACCGTGAGATTCTTTGGCACGCCATTCTTCGATAGATTGGTACAATATTCTTTTAGAAATGACGTAAATTCGTTGAACGATTCATTGACGTTAATCCCTTTAAAGGATAACCCATTGAGTTGCACACCGCGTTCTGACGCAAAATTATTAATATAATGCATCATTTCAGCATCATATTTCTCCATAAATGATTGCACATTTTCTGTTTTCATATAGGATTCTCCTCTAGTAATGAATGATCTTTTCCAATGGGCTTACCGGTTCATCAATCCCATCGACGCTATTATTTATGCCGTTCGAGATTGCACGTCCCATATCCTCAAAGATGATTCCAGAATAGGTTGATAATTCCATAACAACATCACGTACATTTCCAGTTTTATATGCATATGGTGAAATTCCATCCTTGGATCCATATACTTGACCAAATCGCTGTTTCTTATTCGTTGGACTACGATAAATTTCAGCCAGAATCAATTCCATAATCTTTGATGGTGTTTGTAATGTGAATCCGGCAATCTCTAGATTCTTCCACCAAATAGAAATCAAATCGTCGTAGGAAATTGCCGATGGTAACTTTCCTCCAAGGATGAGATTTACAAACTTGGATGCAATGGCAATGCCACGCACAATGGATTGTTCCATGACATAAGAATCTTTCACATACTCCAACACATACACATTCATATGCGATCCATTGATTTCAACTTCATCTTCACGAATGGTATATACATACAGTTTGATCATTGCCGGTACTGTGAATAGTTGATAATTTCCATTGTTGGTTTTTGCATAGATAATACCAATGGTCTCAACATATTCACCCATATTTGTCGCATATCGATTCTTCTCAAAATAGGTCATCGGAATATAAAATTCCATATCACTGTCTGCATACAATTTCGCATTTTTTGCATACAATCCCATTGAGTAGAACCTCCTTTCATATCATGCCAAAAAAGGAAGGGGGAATATCGGTTAAATCATCGTCTTGTTGATGTTTGTAATTGGAGTAAACTTCATCATGAACAAATGGCAATCGTCTTACTATTTCTTTGGTTCGTTGTTCCATTTCGATAATTCCTTCGATTGCAATCTCTTCAAATGTTGCATGTTCCGTTGATGTAAACATTCCCATTTGTGGATTCAACTCAATCTCGGTTTCGTCTTCAATGGTTCCTAAAATTGGGTGTACTTTATTCGAGATACCAAAAAGTTCAAGATTATCCCCGGTATAGAAAAGATACATTGAAATGAGATACGACATAGCATTATCGTCATGACATCCTTTGTCTGCTTCGATTTTACCAGTAGAAGTACGAACTAATTTACAGATATCATCCACTAGATATTCGGTATCCAAAATATCAATGAATTCATTTACATGGCGGAAGAGAATCTGGAACATCATGTCACGTACTTTTTTCGTTGTGTAAACGCCATATTTTTTCCATTGATCGGATGCCACACGCATTTGATATTCTTCCGGGGATTCTTCTGCCATGCGGTCCACCTGATTGGTTTTATCCGACCAATATAGATTCTCACGGACGGAAGATTCAACCAACATTTGAATGATGGCAATACCCATACTATTTCGTTCTGGATATATCACAGCACGGGGCATATATTCATTGATAAGAGTAATTATCAGTCGTACAATATCAGTTGTTGAAATATATGGGTTCTTGAATTCTGCAGCAATTCGCAAATTTTTTGGATTGACAATCGTAATCGCAGTATTGTCAGCACCCGTTCCAGATGGATCAATTCCAACGATGTATGGGATAGATGGGTCGAATGGGATCTTTTCTAGACCAACCATACAATTTCCCCCATGCTCATAGAGTTTGAACAACCATTTGTTGTTGATCAACAAATCGTCGGTTGATTTTCTCATATGAGAAATGAGATATTCGATATCTTCCGGAGAGAGAGGAGAATCCGTTGACCCGCGAACACGCTGTAATAGGATTTCGCGACGCACGGTTGTTTTATCACCAATGCGGGCATACTGATCCATGACCCATTGATATGTTTTCCGTACTTGATAATATTGATACTCAATGTAGAAAACGTCAATGACTTCACGCCGTTGGTCTTTATTTTTATCCTGATGATATTCTCCTTTATATGCAGATTTATACTCTTCAATCTCCATATCAGTCATATCATAAATCTTTTCCGTCCACGGAATCATGGATTGAATGATAGGATATGATGTTCTTCCTTCTCTGGTATCTAGGTTACCTGGTGTTGATGAAAATATACGACATGTTGGTAGTCCGGCAGACAATGCATTTTCATGTGCAGTTGCAAACGCTGGTGCAGAGTTTTGTAGAATAATATCGAAGAACGGTGTATGTTCGATCTCATCGAAATACATAAATGCGGATGATGCACCACGAGCCATACTTTCCGCATTTGATATACTTGATGCTTTCGCATGGATAGTGATTTTATTTTTTCGTAAACTGTTATTAAGAATCTGCGTGGATTGACGTGTCTTCTTCGCTTTCCCATCAATATCCATGTAACGTTTAAACTGCATCCATTCAGGTAAAAGGTCAATATTGTCGCGAACTGTTGCAAGGTTTTTGATGGTGTTCTCAGAACCTTTTCCGAAGAAATGCATATCTAGGTTTTTCGAAAATTGGAAAGTCCATGTAATTGGTGTTGCAATAATACCGGTTGTTTTCCACGTCTGACGCGGTTCGGTTAAACAGGAATCCTGATTGCGCAGGACACACCAAATTTGTGCAGCAAGTCCACGATGCAACCCAAATGGTAATATACCTCCATCCGTACGGATTCGTGCAATATTACGTGCATAAAACCAAAGATTCTTAGATGCTTCTCTCAGCAGTACTTGAATTTCCTGCTCTGTGATGTTTGGTTTATATGGATCGATATATGCAGCATTGGGATTAAAAATTTCCAACATGAAGAAATAATTTTTAATCCCCAGCGTTTTTAGTTCCATTGCTGTCTGTAGAAATGTATTTGCGCGATTATTAATTCCGCATCCGAAATCATAATATCGACCATTGATTTCTTTAATATCCACGACTTGCAAAAATTTCACCTTCTTAATATTAATAAAAAGCGAATATTATATAGAGGGGTTTTAAGCCCCTCTATATAATATGTGTTATTTTTATAATTTATCTAACGTACTTAGGCTGAACTGTTCGTTCTTTCTCTCATCATATGCGCTGTGCGACAGTCCCCGAGTACATCAAATCCATATAAAAAGCATCAGGGAATTTATGTCGCGTGATAAACAATAGCTGTTGACGAGTGTATGGGACTTTGGACCGGTAGAGCATAGGAGGTAATACTCAATTCGGTAAGATCATTGCTAAGTGAGACGGGCTTAGCAAGAAACAAACATAGTTCGGATGTTTGTGGGAGGCAGCTATTATTTCATAAATCCCCGATACTTTTTAATATAATAGTATATGTGTTGTTACTCTTTTTAACACATCGAATTATGGAAGGATATTTTATCATGAATATCAATAATCATAGAAATGTTGCAAGCCGATCCAAGTGGAAAGAAAATAATCTTCTCTATGGAAAATTAAAAAAGGAAGAAAATGGGAAAGAACTAATTGAAGAGGTATTTATTATTCCATCGAAGCAGGAATATCCTCATCATGTCATTCGAGGGAATACACTGGTATTATCTGTCGATGGGGTAAAGAGAGTATATAATCAATTGAAAGAAAAAGGATTGTATCACGGAAAAGCAAAACAACACATTGATCGGCATTTAAAGGAGTTGGGTATCAAAATGAATACATCCCGTAAAATGGAAGAAAATTTTGCATTCATTGAAAATGCACTGTCGGATTATCATACAAATTATGTGACAGAATCTTCCGAGGATGAAGAGTTAGTTACTCCAAAGAAAGAAGATAAGAATGGGGTTAAACGAAAGAATCTATATATTGCATTCATTGAGTATTGTAAAAAGTTAAATCCAAAAAATACATTCAGTAGTTTATTCGATAAAGATATTTTTAAAGAACGTTACTCATTTATCCCGCATGAGATGCGATATTTTTATCGTTTGGCAAATCCAATGAGTTGTATTATTCCTGTTATTCAATTTGAATCTGTTTCATTCTTTGAAGATACTGGAATCCAACAGGCGTTAGATCAGATTAAAAAGAATAATAAATCGGAATCAGAAGATTCGGAAGATGTTGATAACGATTTAACTGAAGAGAATGATGTAGAGGAAACCATAGAAGATGATTCTATTGAAAATGAAATGATGATTTTCTTTTCCATTAATGATCTTCCAAAAATTAATGAAAAGAATGATACGAATGAATATGTTATTTTTGCTGGGTCTCCAAAAGAATATTATGTTTTCCGGAATAAGGATAAAAAGATTTACAAATCAAACGATGATAAAATTACGGAACCGATTGCAGATTCATTTGATCTATTTATTCAAAAAATTGTTGGGAAAGAATATTTGTAAAAAAGAGAAGTGGATTCAATCCACTTCTCTTTTTTCCGCCAAATTAATTGGAGGATTTCACATTGAGAGCTTTGATCATATTGCACCTAGCATTGTGTCTTTTCACAGCAGCCTCATAGTCTTGATGTATGTTGTCAACCATTGCCTGAACAGCTTTGCCGTTTTCACGGATCTCTTTCTTCTCCTTGGATTCTGTGGCATTGACACAGCAATATATACCCATGCATACTCCATAAACAGCAAGACTGCCAATCATAACATTCTTCCACATAATAATTCTCCTCTTCTAAAATAGAAAGATTATTCTTCTTATCTCTACAATAATAATATATCAATAGATATGAAAAAGATACGATTTGAATGAAAAAAGAAGGAGGGGAATATTCCCCTCCTTTCTTTATCAGTAAATAAATTACTTCTTTTCCGCTTCAGCAGCATTTGCATCTGCAGCAATCTTATCGCCAAGCTCCTTCAGATAACCCTGAATCTGTGCCATTGCGGTAACAATCTTAAGATCGCGATTGACAAGTTCAATGACAACCTTGAGGCCAGCAGTTGCTTCATTTTTTGCAGATGCTTCAAGATCCATCTTCTCGAGCTTTTCAATACTCTCCTGAATAGATTTTGTTGCACCCTCAAGATCCTTAGCCGAGTATGCAGAATATGCCTTATATCCGGCAACAATTTTTGCTGCATCTGGATCCTGCATCGTATTTGCAACAAGCTTATCAAAGTCCATTGACTGAAGCTTCCCGGTAATCATCCCGCCACCGATGAGCTTTGCAGACATTGTAACAGAAGGTACAATGATATCTTCCTTACCAGCCAGGAAATATGCAACCTGAGTTGCTGCCATACGACCAGCGTTACTATTCTCTTCTCCGCCAATCTTCACAGCAATGTTACGAATCCCCCGATCCGCTAGATTGGTGAAAGAATCATTCGTAATATAACTGATTTCACGATAGCGATTTGAAATCTTTTTCTGAACATCATTGAGCTCCTGCGGCATAAACTCGCCCTTCAGGAGAAGTTCCTTCTGTGCCTTGGTGAGCTTTGGCATACGCATAACACCAAATACACGAAGAATCTTGTTTACGAGTTTCAGAATTGCATTCCAAACTCGTCTAGCTGTCTTCGTAATTGTACCCCAGATCTTCTTATGGAGTGCCTCTTCCTTGGCCTCAGCCTTCTTTTCAGCTTCTTCAACAGCGTTATCTTCTGACTCAGTGAACATCGTCGTACCACTGAAAGCCTTATGTTGCTGGCATTCGATCCAGGCATTCAGAACATTCAGTTCTGCATTCTCCTTGTAAATCTCAAATGCCTCATCGCTGTGTGCAAAGTTGTCGTTCTCCAGAATAAGTTCCTTAATAGTCATAACTGATTTCTTCCTTTCTCGAGAAAAAAGAGAGAATTTATATTCTCTCAACGATTCCTATAGGATATACGGAATTAACTCTTTTTTGGAAATCCCACTGTTGGGATATTCCTTGTTTATGTACTGATAGAGTTTATCAGCAATGGATAATGATCTATCTAAAATGAAGTCATATTCAATATCTACTTCCTCATGGAGGTCTAGATCATCCACAGTCGTTTCTTGGAAGGATAATGAAATGTCTTTCTCATTCAATAAAACATTCTGCAAATTCGATTTAAATGCATCTGAAATGTTTGGTGGTAGTTGCATCTTAATACGAATCTTTCCTGTCTTATTGCCGTTAAACAGATCACTATTTTCGGATTTGATTGAGTGAATGAAGGATAGTAATTTTTCTTGAGATTCATATACATCACTCGTGATAGGAACCTCATACGTATTATATACATACGTTCTATCATTTGGTATGAATTGGAACGTATCATCCTGTAATATTACGTATCCTTTTGTTTCCTCCTCCCCAAATGAAGTTCGGAATAGCGAGCCTGCATAATGGACATTCTTCATTGACGTCGGTTTATGCTGATGTCCAAACACGCATTGTTTGCATAATTTGGATAATTCATCCGAATGCCATCGATATACAAATTTTTCATTTGATTTAATCGATGCATCAAATTTCAACGCAGGCATTCCTTCGACAATGATTCCGTGTCCAAAAATGTATTGATATTTTTTGGACAATAGCTTTCCATAATGAGACTCTTTATTCTCAATGTATTCTTCGGGAAGATATAATACAGGACAATCATCAAATAACATTTCTTCGGATGCGGTATAAATAACTTTGAAATCTAATTTTTTATCATTGAGAAAATATTGGAACAAGCCATATTGATTTGCATCATGAGATTCTGTTCCATATACACAACGAAGTTTTGTATTTGTCCGTTTACAACATCGCACCAACGTTTCCATTACATTAATGGCTAATTTTGTAAATGGTTCATTGATTCGTAAACTCCGATGGAAATAATCTCCCAATAGGATAACAGCATCCGTTTTATTTTGTACAATTTCTTTGTAGAAGATATCCTTTAATACATCATATACATATTCGGTATCTTTAATGGTGCCAATATGGATATCCGCAATGCATAAAATTCTCATGAAACATTCCTTTTATCGCGGACGTCCATCAAATGCAAGGAGCATAAACATAATCACGGCCACACACGCGATGTAATTCATGATATTTACACCATCAACCAATTGAGCAAACATATAACATTCCTCCTAAAATAATTACGGTTATCAATAGAATATATTATTCTATTGATCATAATATTTCAATAAAAAATAAAGAGGGTTTTGAACCCTCCCTATTCTTTTTACGCCACATCCGGCACATGCATTTCCATTGCCTCATAGACTTCGGAAACGATGCGATTGATGTGGCGCAGATAGTACTCCGTCTCGGGAAGCGTGTTCTGGGGATCGAAGTCGCGCAGCAACTTCTTGTACTGATCCAGTCGAATTGACTTTGTCAGCAATCCATCGCGAACATAGAGCTCGGGTCCATGGCCGTCAAAGGTCGAATTCCCGTACTTGAAACCAGGCGGCATCGAGTGGTGTTCCACCCGACATTATCGGGAACCTCTCCGATAATTTCCATATAAACACCTTTGAAGTTATTGAGAGCCTTTTTCATTATTACTCACCACCCTTTGTAATCACACTGCGATTGCATACGATATCGCGCCAGCAATTCAGTCCAGTCTGAATAAACCAGTGCGCAAACTGCTGGCGATAGATCGGATTTGCGGATTTGCAATAGTCCATTGCTTCACTCGGAAAAAGTGGTCTACCACGAAGCTTTGCGTTAATTGCAAGATCCGCGGTTGCGCCGACTACCCCAGTAACCATACCAAGCCCAATAAGCATCATGATGAATTCCTCCTAATATAGATAGATTCTTTATTCTTCTCTATTGTAATAATATATATTCAAATTTGATATTTATACGATAAAAAATAGGAGAGGGAATTCCCTCTCCTATTTTATTCCAAATCGAAAATTTGTTCAATCAATTCATTCACATATACCGGGGAAGTTATAATAATCAGCCGATAAGTTCGATGATAATTTGGAAGCGGGATATGAATCATTCGTTTTTTCCAATCAATGGTATATAACTCATCCTGTAAAATTTTTCCATTCTCCCGGAATTGAATAGTAATAAATGTATCCATCGGAATATTCCGTTCCAGATGATAATCAATACATGTGCGCAATGATTCATTCAATACATTATCAAATGAGATTGATTTATCTCCAGGCATTAATTTGAAGATTGGAAACGATAATATGCTCCAACCAACCGGAATGATGAAGTCATCCAAATTAATTACATCTGTAAATATCGGAACAATTGCTCGCCCATCAACAGGGGCAATGTGAATGTTCTTTTTGATTTCAGGTGAATTCATCATAAAGTATCCGATGGTATTAAACTCACATCGCACCGTAAAAGATACATTGAAGTTCCGACGAATTTGTCCATCCTTCACGCCTTGATCATATGTAACATCGGTAATCAAGGAATCGATATCCGCAATATAATACATGAAAAATTCATTGGAATTGGATCCGCCTTTGAGCTTGTATGTAATCGGGTGATGAAAAATTTTATTCATGTAAGATAAGAAGTCATGAACATCGTCATCTGTATATGAAATGTGTGCATAATGTGATATCAATGAACAAAAATCTTCTGGAATATACAATTCGAGCGGAGCACGAATAAATTGATTATGTCCAACGGGCAACATATTATGAATATACGACACAAAGTTGATTTGTTCCGAGTATGTATGGAAGCTACAGACAACATCGACATACATAACTGCTCGATTATAATGTCCATGAATGTAAAGTTTCTTATCCTTATCTTCGGCAAGTGGAATTAAATCTCCATCACCCCACATCCCTGTTGTGTAGTTTCGCTTGCTATTGATCTGTGTATGTCCAAGAAATCGATTCTCATCTTGACCAAATACGATACGAGGAATCAATACCATGATGGGTACTTCTTGTTTGTGTAATTGATTCGGAAGATGTGTAATTTGTCGTGGAGATAATGTTGTCGACGTTGTTACCGTTTTGAACATATCTTTTGGAAAAGACTGTAGAAGAAATTGTTCGACCACTGACATAACATTTCCGTAGGTATGGGATGCTGATGTGTTACATGCACAGAATGTATTCTTTAAATGGTTTCCATATGCTGCATCGGGAACATCTTCATAACCATAGTAGTTTTTGGTTACATCCTGATTTGCTGTGTTTGGTGTATCGATTGGATTGCGTCGAATCAATGCTATCTTCTCCTTTCAATTTCATTCAGCATATATCAATTAAAAAGTTGGTGGAAATCATGTGTACTGTATATCCATTATTTGTGATTCGCGGAGTCGACGATTGGATCCGCGATGAGTTGCTCGAATATAACCTCGGAATTCAATATGTGAACGATGTTCATACCGTAAATAAAATTGAACCGGTTGACATCATTTTCATTCATGCTCCAATCATTGACAATGAAGAAGAATTTCTGCAAATGAAATATCTTCATTTATACAATGATAAAAAAATTGTATTGGTAGCTCCAGATCGAAGATATGATGAAATTTATACAAAATTAAATCTATTTGGAATCATTCACTTCAAACCTGGTTCTGACATCAAATTCTTAGTCTGCAATATGAAAACATACATCGATTATGTATACAACATGAAACTTGTTCGTGAAAATCGAATACGTATGTATGAAAATTTACAGAATAAGAAAGAATCAGAAGAAACAAGTGTACGTCGTGCGTTAAGCAACCTCGTATATACACTTGTGAAGAATAGTGAAGAGTATGTTGCGAAGGAATCGCAAATACTAAGATATGCAAAATTATTTATTGATGCAATTATCACGAAATCGTCCAACTATAAGATGGAACTGTTAAAGAAGGACACCCGCATTTTAAAAGAATCCGCTGTCTATTATGACATCGGGATGATCTTTATCAAAAACTCGATTTTGAATAAAGTGACCTCGCTGAATGAAACCGAATATCGAGACGTCCAACACCATGTTATTATTGGAGATAGCATCCTAGAAAATCTGATCAGCAAATATCCAGGAAATGAATTTTTGCAAGCAGCACGATATTTCATCCTGTACCATCATGAATGGTGGAATGGAACGGGATACCCAGATAAGTTATCCAAAACAAACATACCAATCGAAGGTCGAATCATGGCAATCATTGATGCGTTCGACGCAATGAGAGATGGTCAGGGGTACAAACACAAAATGACAGATGATGAAATCTTTCAAGAAATCAAAGATAAGGCAGGAACCCAATTTGATCCAGAACTTGCCGATATCTTTATTTCCATCAAAAACAAAATACTCGACGTAAAATAATAGAAGGAGGGAATTCCCTCCTTCTATTTTACTTCCGTTTGAAGAATGATATGACCCGATTCCATGCAGTATCAAACGCAAACGAAATAACCACAACGATTAGTAGAATTCCCGTCCCAACTCGTTCAAGAATAGAAATTCTACGACGATCATCATACATAATAAGATCTCCTCCTACGAATAAAAAATATAGAAGGGGTAAGTCCCCTTCTATATCATTATAATTGTTTACGCACCGAGCATCTTCCGAATCAGAGGATCGTCGATAATTTCGTTTGTTTCCGGATAAATTCGAACAACAAATTCTGCATCGTCGCCGTGAAGATGTGTCGTGTTATCAATGCGCACAATACCATTGATCTTTCCAGTGTTTGGATCTTCCAACATATCTTTGATTACCTTAATCGTTTCAACATTGACCATGATACGGTTGCTAGTTTCACTCTTCGTCCTGAAACGACGTGGGACCGCAAAGGAAAGCATGGAGCGAATTTCATCCTCACTCATGCCGAAACGATCGGCGATGACAGATTTCTTATACGAACCGAGTACCGATCTCCATTCTTCAACCTTGAGCATATACTTCTGAATCATCTTGTACAGAGGATCTTTACTCATATTGACGGTATCTGTTCCGATACTCTCAAACGATGTATAGAAGTCATCTGCCTTCCGATTGCCATCTGCATCATTGAATAACAGGTGGAGATACGAATACGTGTTTGTCTTTGACTTGAAGAAAGATGGAATTACAAGTAGATTTGCATCGGCACGATATGCCTGTGCCTTCTTCTGCAGATATGTTACAATCTGCTTTGTGTTGAGCTTATACTCATAGATGGTTGCACTTGGTGCAATTCGTGCGCGCACGGATGGAGCATCGTTTTCATACTCCACCTGCACCCCAAATTCCTCATCACAATTTGGGCACTTTACTGTCGACATTTGTTCCATAATAAAAATACCTCCTATAGTCCTATACATGCTTGGAACTTTATAGAATAATGTAACGATTACTAATAAAATATATAACCTTATTCGTATTTATATATTTTGATGGTAACGAAATGATTTATCCCATAATAAAATATATTATTTTCCGGAAGGAGTTTTTGAAATGAAAGCAGAAAAGAAGAAATTCACACCGAGTGAAGAAAAGAAGATTCAAAAGGCTGTAAATGAATATAAAAAGAAAGTACGCGACCAGGAAATTGAATATGAAATCAAACGGCGCATTCAGGAATTGAATCTTCCAACCGTATGAGAAAAGGGGAATCATTCCCCTTTTCTTTTTATCGATTTTTATAAAAAAGAAAGAGAAATCTATAAGCGGCCAGCTTCTTTATTTCTCTTTCTCCTGTGTCTTAGATGAACTTCTTCATCAGTCGCCCAAGTGCCTCCTCGAAACGGCCGAATGTCCGATATCGATAGCTCAGCTGGCGCAGTGTGCAGTTGACACGGAGAATTGCATCCGTGTTCCCGGGATTCCGACGATCCAGCGAAACCGGCATCTCGATGACGACGGTGTCACCTTCATGTTTTCCCTCCAGCATCTCAACCGGAACCATCTGCGCCTTGTAGCTCGGGTTCAGGTATACGCCATCCTCAGACCCGTCCTTGACAACCACGCCGTGATCGACGACATTGTCTGACTTGAAGCTCAGATCATTCTCGGGCGCAACGAACCACATCTGCACCTCGAGTTTCCCACTCTCCTTGCCGATGACCAGATTGTTGGGAACGATGAAACCGTTTGCCTCGATGTTGAAAAACCTCTTATCCATGATTTTCCTCCTATACATAGATAGATCATTTACTTCTTCTATCATAAGAATATATCGTTGATGCTATAGAAGATACGATTAAATTATATATTCTTACTAAAGTAAATGGTTTAATTATTTAGGAGGAGATAATATGAAATCAACGCGCAATGTTCTTTGGATCTCTCGTCATCCAATGGATGATGCTCAGATGGCTGCTCTCATTGGAAAGCATACGAAGCATCTCGGTATTCGGCAGATCAGCGAGTCTGTCGAAAATGTTGATGATTTGTATGAGGATGTGGAGATGGCGGATGTTGTATGTGTTGTGCTTCCGCCCCAACTCATGACGGCATTCATGGCGAAGTACAAGGATTGTGGAAGGCCAATCCTTCGTGCCATTGCAAAGCGCCGGGTGCTCGATGATGGGGAAGCAACCTTTGAATTCATCAAATGGCAGAGGGTTCGCGACTTCGTTGAAGTCGTGGAGGACTGGGACCCGGAATTCGACGCATAATATTCGGTAATGATAACAAAAGAGGAGGGATGATCCCTCCTCTTTATTTTTACATTTCCTTGAGAAGAGATACACCAACAGCGCGAGCACCCTCATCATCGTTGTTTGCGGAAAGGGTATTAAGATACTTTGCTGCAAGAGCTCTCGCTTCGGAAGCTTCTGCATTCTGAATATCAATCTTTGCATTGCGACGCTCTTCCGATGCACGAATGTAAGTTTTGTATGCTTCGGTATCTTTTGCCCTCGCAATCAACATGGCACAGAGAGATAGAAGTTGTGCAACCTTACTTGCATCGTCGAGTCGGAATACATTTTTTTCCATCACCACAGTTGATTCCTGAACCGGTTCTTCTGCATCCTGCATTCGGACTACTGGGAGGAACAGTTTGTTCAACTGGGCGAATAATTCTTCTTCTGACACATTCGGTTCTGTTTCTGTAGCATCGTCTTCTACTGGCTCTTCTGATGGTACATCCTCATCAACTTCGATGTTATCAACATCATCATTATCTTCATCTTCTACAGGTTCGTCGTTAGAACCATCGATATCCATATCTTCGATATCTTCAAACTTTTCATCTGCCATTTTAATTCTCCTTCCATAGACCAACCAAATTATTCTTTGGTTGCATCATCAATTTCTTCATTATCAATACGAATCGCAGATACTTTATCCGCCAACTGTTTCCGGTTGGATTCAATTGATACCTTTGTAATGATTTCTTCCAATTCATCAAAGTCAAGCTGTGGCAAATATTTCTTTGCCAGCTCACGTTTGAGAATCATCTGTTTTGCAGTTGGGTCACCATTCTCATTTTCCAGATCACTCTTATCATAGAAAAGGGATGATGTCAACTCATACATCGTATTGAAGTTGTTAATCATATCGACATTGATATTCAATTCCTGCTGATTTGCGGGATTGAATTTGAATCGGAATGTTTGAATAATTGAATCATCGATATCCGTGCAATATTTCATGATTCGTTGATAGAGTTTAGTCATTCCGCGATTGAAGTCAATCTTATATGCGGACACAGTAGAGAGATAGCGAGCATTTGCCATTTCCAATGTCTTGGCAAAATCAACTTCATCGATTGCATTGATAACCAATAACTGCGGGACACCGGTTCCAGTAATTGCCTGACGACGCTGATGTTCTAGATACTCGGTATCGAATGGACGATTGACGGCTTCGATGGTATCTGTTTCGATTGCCTTTACATCGCCACGACCAGAAGGTAGAACCATTTCACTGATACCGCCAACTTTATTCAATACACCTTGATATGAATATACATCATCAACCGTAATTCGACGTGCTTCATATTTTCGAATGGTCTTTTCAATCTGCCGTGCATAATCTTTATTTAACCCAGAAGAACGTAGATAATGAACACGCGTTGTTGTATTATTCAGCGTATAAAGAAGATTGAACATATTCAGCATCAGATAGTTTCGTGCAGGGAATAGACACGGCTCCAATACCCCATGTCCTTTTCCTTGATCGTCTTCATTGATAACAAAACGAACGACTTCATCTTCTGGAATATAAATAAATGAAAGTTTACCTTCCGCAAATTTATGTGCTAAAATTACTTGGGCAATTTCATTTTTCAAATTGATATTCTTTTCCAACATCGTACGATCAAATGATTTCAAAATCATACCTGCCAATTGATCAACAACGTTCTTATTGCGTGTATAATTTTGGAAAGAAAGATCGACAATCCCATTGGGTTGTGTTGGATTGACAGCAAGATCCATCGTGGTTGTCACATAATAGTATCCGATGACAGTGGAATCCATGCGAATTGGAATCATTCGCATTGGATCAAGATATTTAATATGACAACCTTTGAGATCCTTGTATGCTTTATAATCTACTTCATCGTCATCAATGGATCCGAATACCGATGCAGCCAGCTTGCTTCCACCATATGCCTCATAGTCTTCCGTAAATACTTGCTCAGATGATCGTCGACTACGGATTTCCTTTTCGAGCATGGCGCGAGCACCATCAACACCCAACTCTGCAATCAATAGAGAAGAATTTGAAACATTAATGTGTTCCAAAATATACTTTATTTCATCCTTATTGACCTCCGGCATCTTATCCTCGTGCGATGCTTTCAATTCAACTTTTACCGTTTCCGTGAATAATTTTACATTATCATCACTATACAATGATGTTGATTCTGTAATGGGTGTACTTCGATTTTTCTTTTGGTGACGATATTGTGAATATTTTGAATCTGCAATGGCTTCAATCTGTGCAAATAATTTTGAGTATGGACTTACATGGGCACAAAGTTCTCCTGCAACCAATCCTTTCGGAACGATTGTATTCTTGGTACGCTGCTGTAAATCAAAACGTTCTTCCAATTCTTTTACTTGTGCAATGTATTTCTCAACATCATCACTCGCATTCGTAAATGTTAACGTACGACTTACTTCTCCCGTCGCAATATTACATTCAATGATTGCATCTCGAATGACATAGATAACATCACGCATTTCCGGCATCTGCATGCAGATGTTATGCATATCACGACGAAGTAACAACTCCGCCTGATTGAAGGATGACATATCAATGTATTCATTCTTCAAACTATCGAGTGTCGACTTTATGGTATTCTTATCGGATTGATTATCCAGATCCATATCTTGGAATTTTTTAATGAACCCATAATCGTCAAAGATTTGTGAATTGAACTGACCAAGTGCATTGTCCAACGATTGGTCAAATTTTGAGGAAACCTCATCCAGATCATCTGTCACGGAATTTCCAACATCATTGGAAATATTTCCCAATAGTTTTGACATCAGATCTTTCATCATATTTGCCATAGGAAACGTTCCTTCCTTAATTTAAGTAACTTTATGTAATCGGTTTCCGTAGACGAATAATTGAAGAGAGGGATCAATCCCTCTCTTCCATCAAAATATTTTTTCTCGATTGAAAAAGATTTTAATCAATGAAGATAGTTGCGCAGGTTCATAGATGCTGATGATATCCTGATTGAATTCGGTGATATTTCGCATTTTATTCAACCGCAGTAACCCCAACCAAAGTTCCGTTGTTCCATAAATCATCTGGCTCACGGTTTTCGGTTGATAAAAATATTCTGGTAATACGATGTACTGAACAGTGATTTGTGATAATGGGCCGGCATACCGTGTAAAGAAATCATCATACGGAATGCGATTTATGGTTGATAAATCTTCAGAATCCACTGTAAGTAACGTTCGATAAAATTTATTCAGACTAATATTATTATTCAAATTATTACTAATAAAATCAGTCATATGCGTTGTTGTACTCATGGACAACACCTCATATTATCGCATGCGATATCCTGCAGGAAATTCCACAAAATTTGGGTCAACGGGATCGTCTCCTCGGAAACAACTCTTTGCGAGTTCAATGGTGTACTTTTTAAGATCTTCATTGTATGCACTTTCAAGGAAGTCTTCCAAATGCGACTGATCTGGCATGAGATAAAGATCATCATTGATTTGCACATACATCACGATACGATCGTCGTCGGTGATAATATGCTTCACTGCTAGGATTTCTTTGTTGGGTACCTCTTCTCGGATCAGATATGCAATTGTTTCCGGTATGGGGCCCATTTTTACGTCAGCAGTATACCGTCTCATTAGCATGATAAATGCTTGTTGTTTCATCACGAATCTCCTTCCACTGGTATCCAATCAATGTATGGATACACTTTCGGTAGTAACATTTCTTTGTTGCATTTCGTACACACATGTGTATAGAGTGGTCCATTATCTTCCTGTCGTTCCGGAGCGAATTTCATTTCTCCTTCGTTACAAAATTCACAAATATAACGAACCCCTTCCGGTTTGATCTGAAACCGTTCTTCGTTCATGATTACCTCCTACTGAACACTTCCACCACTCGTTCGCACACCACTCTTCGAACGACTATTGTCCTGACGATTTCCATCCGTTGCACCTTGCTCGAAAGAATCCCATGCAATGGAAGATCGTTTTCCATTATATTTATCATCATATCCGCGTTGTGCAAAATCATGATTGATCATTAATGCGCATTTTGCTTCGACCGCATAGGACACAACAACACTGAGTAGGTTCATCAACACAAGCTTTTGGCTTTGCCATTGTAAAATTGCTAATTGGTCTGTATATGTTTTGATATCTTCCAATTTATTCATGAGATTTTTAATCTCTTGGAATGGACTTCCGTATGTATTATTGAATGTATTTGCATCTGTATACATATCTTGAGAGATAGAATCCATACGACCAGCATCTTCTTTTAATTGATCCTTCATGAGTAACAGTTCCGATACGAACTGCATAGACACCTCTTCATGTTCTTGCTCATAAATGATACTACTTTGTGTATGGGGATGATCGGGATTCATATCATCGGAATAATCCTGTGGATATGTTAATTGGTCAGATACATGCCCCGTCATTCCAGTTCCACCAGTTGGGCTATGTCCCGTGTACCAATGATCATGACTATGTGCTCCGGTTGGATGTCCATGTGGTCCGCCATTGATAACAACATGGACATTATGTGAATGGGGAATGGTCTCCATTCGATACATGGATTTTGTACCGAGCTCTGCCAGTTTATCTGCTGCTAAATCTTTAATTTTGCAAACCGTTAGTAGAACTCGTTCAATGTCTGTTCCATACATTACATAATCTCCTCAATAAATGGGAGGAGAATTCTCCTCCCATTCTTTTATCGCGCATAAATACGATAACGCATATTGATAACGTCTCCCTTTTCCAGTAGAATTGGAGTACGCGTATAGTGTGTAACAAGCTGTAAGCCAGATGCATCCATCTGAGCAGAATCATACCATCCATGAACGAGCCCAAATTCGCTGATGCGTGGAAGCGCATTCATTTGCGTAAAATATCCGCGACAATCCGATTCCGCAATGGAAAGATTCATCTCGACAAAGGATTCAATCGGCGTGGTTGATGTTGATGTAAATACCGTATCGTCGACTGTCTTAAGATCTTCATCGTTATCCGATGCCCAATAGTGAACGATATGAGGTTGTGGATTTTCAAATCCCTTAAGATAATAGGAAGTGACCTCATCCTTACCACTAGAGCTACTATATGTTTTTGTCTTCCCGAAATATTTTGTTTTTTCAAGACTCCATCCGTCATTTGACATACGGAATGGAATTGGATGGTACAATGAACGCCGTTTATAATCTGGAACAATAACTGTGACGTTATCTTCGCCCGTTGCACCATCACCAACCATAAAGCCACAAATATAATCCAATGCAGGGATATTTACACCGGAACGAATTCCATATGTTCCTCCACTGGTTGCTTCGCTGTCATAATATGGATGTTTATAATTGGCGCGAGATACCCCAATCTTCATCTGTGGAGCTTCATCATTCAGGTCGCCAACGCGAAGTGTTGTGTTGGTATCAACTCCGATATTGAACATCTTCCCGAATACCCATTGATATCCGCCAATTAAAAATGTATTTTCCTTACGATCAAGAATTTTTCGAAATCTTGTATAATAGGAAGGGCGTCCATATGGGTCGGTATATTCCACCTGATATGGATCTTCCCCAATCGTAAGTTCACCGATCAGCCCACCATGAAATCCAAGATGATCTTTCATAATATGATTCATATCCATAATCGTAAATTCCTTTCGTATGCCGTATGTTAGAATTATTACAAGGAGGTTTTTGTTGTGTCCATTAAAAAACGACGAAAGTATAGTGCAACAATGAGTTCTTATGTAGCCTCACAATCGTCAATCAATAAATATGAAGTAAATAAACTTGGAAAGAAAATTGAATCGGCTCCAAAAAAGCCGCCATCAAATCTCGTCGAACTCAATGAAGAAAAAAATAAAACGGTAACATCAACTTTATTCCATGATACTCAAGCTGGCATCACCAATGGAATTCTTGGTGATTGTACAGGGGTATTTCGTGAAGGCGATAATAAAATTGTCGGATCAATTACAGATAATCAGAATGTCGGGACCGCTAAGATTCTTAACATCATAAACGGCGGAAGCGATCCTGGAAAAGATCCAAAGAATAAAAATAAAACAAAAGAAGAGTTAAAGAAAGATCGTGAAAAAGTAATTGCCGATTTGAAGAAAAAAGGCGAAGAGATTATTCAGTCAACCGTAACCAAAGCAACACATAAAGTAGAAGAATTGACAACCCAGCTAGAGGGAAATTTAAAAACAACCCTCAACAAAGGATTGCAATCCGTCATGGGTTCTGTTACGAATCAATTGGGAAAAGGATTCTTAGGTGGAATCCTCGGTGGATATATTTCAGAACTACTAAAAAATTGTGTCGAAGATATCAATGGTCGCTTAGAACTTGGATTAAAAGAATTGAATCTTCCTATTGCAAAATTATTGGTATCAAGAGGAGAGCGTCTTTCTACCATACTATCTAGAGCCGGATTAGACATGAAAAACCCTAAGATCGACATGGGAACAATTGGTAATGTTGGGGCAATGGTCGACAAGCAGATTAGTAAATCGAGCTGTTGGGGAAACGTTGGTGCCGCTACAAAATTAACATCCACGGAACAAGATCCATACGCATATGGAAATTATAAGATGGAAGAGAAGGACCCAAAGCCAACCATCGGTGCACATATCGATACAACCCTGAAAGGTTTCGATAGTAAAATTCGCGGGAAGACAAATATCCTTGGCACATTACAAAACAAAGAAGACATGGAAACCAGTCGTTCCAATAGTAGTCGCAATCTGGATCTACTACATAAAAATTTACATAATTTCCTAGAAAAACAATTGGAAGAATTGAGTGAAAAATGGGATAAGTAGGTGAAATATAAATGAACATTGGGAATCTATTAAAGACCGATATGCGAAATATTTTATCGGTTACTCCATTTAAAAATTCGACCAAGCTGGGAAAATTTGGGAATAAACTAGTAAAGAAAGCTACGGAAAAACTTGCGAAAAAAGCAAATGATGTAATCCAAAAGAAGCTTCAAAAGATTCGAGGAATCGTTGGAGATATTGACCAGAAACTGGCAGGAGCAACATTCGGTATTCTTGGAACAGGAAGTCGTTCGTTAGGATCCGTCATATCCAATTCAAAAATCGGTGGAGTATTAAAGAACCTTGAACTTGTTACGACGAACGATAATAACAATCGCAATATGAATAGCGAAGTCATGTATTATGCAAAATATCAAGTTCCAACATTGATATTTATGATGGAAAATGATAAGATTGAATTAAATCCATCGAACATTCAATCCATCGAGTATATGAATAATTATGATTTCAACATCATGCCTGTCATAAAAATTACGCTTCGTTTGGATCTTCGCCAACGAATATGGATTCTACGAAACAAAAAGAATATTCAAGTAAAGTTCCAAGTAGATCGCATTGGAATTAATACGGAAGATGGAAAAATTATTTCAAACCCAGCCGCGCTATGGAATCAAGTATTCAATCTATATTTATCCGATTCTGACGATAGTATCGACGTTGGAAGTCTGGAATCTCGTTTACACGCAAATGCTGATTCTTCCATTGATGTCGAGAATACTGGAAAAACAGAAATATTTGAAGAAAATTATTACGAATCCCAACATATCCTCGATGTATATTTATTGGACAAACAATTGATGGATGCATCTCGCTATTCATTTAATGCAGTTTATAGTGAAGCTACGGTACAACAAATGGTTGGGCATATGCTTACACAAAGCGGGCATAAAAAAGTATTGATGAGTAAGATGCAGAATGATGAAATATACAAAGAAGTATTGTTACCAGTAAATCCTGTATTCCGTAATCTGTTATTCCTTGATCAATATTATGGGATGTATGAGTCTGGCGCTATCATTTACTATGACAATGATACTCTCTACATTTTAGACAGCGGTAATGTTTCTTCTGCAAAAGCAGATGGAGAAATGACAAACATCACCATTATGGTGAATGGAGACTCTTCCGCAATGCCCGGTCATGGAATGGTATTGAAATCGAGTAACGATTCCTACTATATATCGACGCGTGCATCGGATGTAAAATTCGGGAATTCAAATGATACTAGCATGGCAGGATTGGGTTCCACATCACAGATCATTGTACAAGATACCAGCGATATTGAAAATCAGCAGGATACGACAACAACTCCTGTGAACGGTGAAAAAGATGGAGATACAGGAGCGCTCACTACATTCATCAAAGATAATAATAAATACATTTCATCCATCATCGAAACACGAAAAGGTGAAAAATCATCTTCCGTACATCTGACATTATCCGATGTTGATATTGGTATCTTCAAACCGAACCGTATTGTGCAGTTTGTATTCACGGATGAAAAGATGCAAACAAAATATGCAGAAAATAAATATCGAATTGTATATGCATATCACTATATCAAACTTGCAGGTGAATTGTACATGGATGCTGGGACGCATGTCATTCTACGGAAACTATCCCCCATCAAATCATCTAACAGTAAGTCGGATGATAACAGTACTCCAAAAGATTGGAAAGAAAATCAAGGAACCTTTGGATCCGTTGGCGATCTTGTTGATATCTTTAGTGGAAAAGGCGGCTGCTTTGGTGGAGGACATAATGCAATTACTGGGAAAATTCTTTCCGAAGCACTCGGAAGAATCAACAAAGGCGGAAAATCATCGAACGTTGTGAATGTATTAGGAAAAGTTGCAGAGTCCATGATTGGAGGAAAAGATCTATCATCCTCATTGAAAAATGTTGGAATGGATTATCTCAAATCTGAATTGAAAACATACGTCGTGAATTATAAAAAACGCGGCGAAACAAAACGAAAGCAACGTGAAATGGTTGAAAAAGAAAAAGAGAAAATGAATAATCTATTAAAAGAAAATATTGGGGATAAAGTATCTGAGTACAAAAAAGAAGCCATTGAGAAAAAACCATAATATAGAAGAAGGGGTTTAATACCCCTTCTTCTATATGACAATATTTACAAATTTTTCTGCTCGCGTAATTGCAGTATACAATAAACTTCGTTGGAGATCGTCTTCATACTCAGTCGGTTCCATCAGTAGAAGAACTTTATCCCATGTATGATATCGTGCACGATCTGGGGTTAATGCATATGCATATTCTGTTTCTAAAATATCATCTGGAATAATTTGTTTGGATGTTCCCTCGATATGATTTAACGTATATCGATCCAACGAGATATCTTCAAATGGTTCTGCATATTCGTCCAATTTGAATTCAATTGGAACCCATCGGGTAATCTGCGCATGTTTATTCACTTTCGAAACATATCCAACAACATTCTTGTGAAGATATACCTTTACACGAGATTCTTCCGAGTTCTCCAAAATATGATCATACATACTTTTTGTGACAATCAATCGTTCTCCAACTTTTGTTACACTATCTTTACAAGATAATACTTTTTCACGATACATGTGATTGATCATCATTCGTGTATCATCGTTCAATGCAATAATCATATTCGATGATTTCATATTGTATAAATTTAATTTACTTTTTCCAATGATATTTACCCCATCATAGTTTCCTAATTTCAATGGAGCATCCAATAGCATTTGATGTGCAAAATGAACAATTGGATGATTGCTATACCAAGGGTGAACCTGTCGCAATACAATATTTGCGTCATGGAAAAACGTATAGGATTGGTCTCCCGGAATTAATTTGGTATCTTGTAAAAGGATGATGGGTAATCCATAGGAACATAAATGTTTGATCTGTTTTTTGGTTAATAGTGTTGCATCGAATACAACAATCAATTTATATTTCGGATCAATCTTTTTATTTCGATATTTTACCCATGTATAAGTTGGGGGTGTATCTTTTTTTGTGATGGCCTCCAATGTATCAACATCAAATGATTTTTTATAATCATATAGAAATCCATCAATATAGTATGCATGCATCTTTCCATATGCTAGTCGCAATACTTGTTTTTGATTATAGGAGAGATAGCAGACTTCTCGATGATCGAGTCCAATTTTTCCAAGAAAGAATTGTAATAAATCCCATACACCGCAACCAATACGGCTATCGATGGTGATAATTTGATGGTTGTATTTTCTCCACCACGACTCTAAGGTGGATAGACCCATATATTGGTCTAATGTGCAATTCATGCATACCACCTCCGCGCGTACTGTGAACTGCCATATTAACAAAAACCTTAAAAATGGAGTAAGATGAATCATGAGAAAATACATTAACTACCCACTCATCCCAATCATCTTGATGGGAATTACCTTGATCATTTTGATCCGCCATGTTGATACACTAAATGCTGAAACATTCCGAACGCCTGTACATATTGATCGATCTGTTGCACAGATAACAACAGTTTATAACAACGACATCGACACGGAATCCAATTATTATTACACGAGCATCGAATCATTTGATTCGAATTTAAACCAACTTTCGGAAGTCATTTTATCGTCGGACAATAATCCACATTTAAATGCTGCCAGTTTTATCAAAACATCCCCGGAGGTCAATAGAGCAATTCAAGCATACAACGAAGGCTTTGTTGAGATCAATGGAGAAAAATTCCAAAAATACATATACTATCGATGGGTATTCGATAACGCTGGTGGAAAAAGACTACTTGTTGTCACGAACAATTCATATGAGTTAAATGAAATCTTCTTGATTAAAATTCTATGCTACATTATTCTATTCCTCATGTTCATTTCCATTGTTGTGATGCAACTGGAAATTCGAAATCGAAACATCAAGGAATACAAATTTAATCTAAGTCAACTCATATCATTAGTCCGACGTTAAGTATTATATATAGAGGGAGAGAACGACATTGGATGAGAATCTATCAACTGTCATAGTCGCCGCTATGACTGGAATTTTTTCAATCATTACTCTCTTGATTCGTAAAAAAGATAGTGGTGTTATCGATAAAATCAATCAACAGCAATCTTTTTTTGAACGAGAGAAAAAGTTGAAACAGGAATTGGATACAAAGGAAAAGATCCTGAAGAAAATTTTTCAAGATCTCGATCTGCTTCTGGTGGATACAAACATCGAGCTAATTAAACTCCACAATGAAGTTGATTCTGAAACATTAAACAAGCTACATCAGCAGCATGTAGAAATCAAGAATAAGATCATCAACATTACCAACGAGATTGATGATATTACTAAGGAATACCAGATTGTTATTCTGATGACAGAAGAACTTCGTGCTGAGTATGAGAAAATGATGGTGAATGGGAAATAAATAGAAGGAGGGAATTCCCTCCTTCTATTTATTCGATGTTGTTTCACTCTTCTAGCGTTGTTTCAACTGGAGGCTCTTCGCCGGTTGGAGGATCTTCCACGGTTTCAGTCGGACCCCACATCGCAAGAATTGCATCGCGTGCATATGATGGGAGATCTGAGCCTTCCTTTAGATATGCACGATCTCGCGGACAATTGAGTCGACGATCGTAACGACCATTGCCGACATCCAGGACGCGATCATCCTGCTTAATGACATCCTGATACTTAATCATGACATCATTCTGCGTGAGGCACTCAAGTACAATACGTGTATCCATAATTTATTCCATCCTTTCTTATGGCAGAGTTCAACCATTATGGTTGAAATGGACTGAGATCTTTGTGATATTCCCGGAAGTCAGGATCATACAAACTTGTTTTCTTCTTATTACCTTCCGAAGACTTATTCTTTTCGATACTTGAAATTCGATTCTCCAAAGAATCAATCTTATCGATGAGCACTGTCATTCTTGTTTGCATCTGACGAATTTCATCAAAGATACTATTCATCTGAACACGGAGAATATCATTTTGTTCGCGGAGATATGCAATATCACGATCATAACTATTCTGTTGGAGAATATTTCCTTTGATGCGATTGAGCACATCATCTTCCTTGGTCGGAACAATAAATCCGGACTGATAAAGACTGAATCGGAATTTTAATACGGCATTGGAAACAATATCAAATACATCCGTCACTTCCAGAGAATCAATGATAACCATTGACTGAATGTTGGTATTGTCATGAATGAATTCTTCATGAATGAAGAAATGACCATCTTCTCCAACATGATAGATCGGATTGTTCAATACTTCTCCACGACCAAGCCGTAGATGTGCAATTGGATATCCGATGCTGATGTCGGTGATACGAACTTTGATATTGCGCGAATCATGCGAATATTCTTTGATTACAGAATCCATTCGCCCACGGAATGATAGAATCAATTCGCCATTGATCAGCTCATCATTATTTTCCGTCTTATTGTTGATTCCCGTTTGGAATTGGTTGAGGTAACAAGAATCCGAATAACGGCGCAGTACTCTTCCATCGGCATGTTCGGTCTGATAAACAACACGTACAATCGGACGTGTAATCAGAATGGGGAATCGTTCATCTACTTCAACCTTTTCCAGGAATGTTTTCAGATGTTTCCCGTGTGCAACCCCATCGCACTTATTGAATGCGACGTCCACGATATACATATGGGGCGCATCCATTGCTTGTTCAATAGTAATCCATTTTCCATCTTTTTCGACAGGTTCCACTGGAATTAGTTTTGTTTGGTCAAATAGAATATCGGTCAAGAATCGTTCATTATCAATTTCAATGAACATATTCTTCCCCATATGGATTTTCCCTCGATGAGGACGATGATGTTCGATTGAGATAATTCCCATAATAATTCTCCTTTATCGCATTCTCAAAATTTTACGAATAATGTAGATCACAATTGGTGTATATAAAAATGCATCAATTGTTCGATTGGATTGGAATAACCCATCTCCAATATTCAACGATACATCTTTGATTGAAATGCCATGCGGATTGTTGATGTAATCGAAAATAAACTTTCGATAAAGATCTGCAGGCGTAGTATTATTGATTACGCAATCAACGAAATCGGTATCGAAGAAACAATGTTCTTGATGATTGCACTGTGCTTGTTGCATTGATATCGGCCAGATCATATCAATATCCATTTCATTCCATCGGCCAAAGGATGATGTTGGATACTTCATGGTATCTGCAAGAATATAATGGAATTGTTGGATCATATTCTTTGGAGCATCCAATTCCAGCCATTTATAAATGGAATAATTATACAATGCTGGGAATTGCGGTTCTCGAACTTTTCCATGCAACATTACAACGGAATTCGAATTATCATCATTCATGATTCCGTGTATAGCCATAAATTCATTTCCGCAAACATCAAACAATCGTCTTCTTGTTTGTGGGTTGCAATACAAGAAGCAGTTGTGGCGTGCATCGTAAAACATTGCTTTGTAAGATCGAATCATTTCTGAAACAACTTTGCGAAGTTGACGCATGAGGATATAATCATCTTGTTGAATGATTGGATTTACTCCTGTTCCCGTGGAGGATAGATCCATGTCATATTTTCCAACTACTTGATTTTCAAGCTGGTGTAGTGTTTCCTCACTCGTACTCAATAGTCGATATTTAATCTTATACAGACCATTTTGTTTCATACTATCATATTGCACATCCACAACTTGAAAAATTGCAAACATACGAATATGATTTAGAATAAACATATCATACTGATGTGGAACAATCGTAGAAGGCTGGATGGTACATTCCCCCTCTGCGGTAATATCTTCCAACTGTTGTTCATCCGTATTGTTTGGATTGGTTTGCCCAAATTCATACAATGGAAAGTTTTTGATATCATTGAACCGCAAAGGAGAACGTTTTCCAAAGAGTTGATCAATATCCTTCAGTCCGCGATCTGTTGTTGTACGATTCTCTGCAAGATTGAAGTAACGAACCAGTACAGCTCCAGCAGATGTTAGGAAGCGTGTTGCCGATGCTAATCGTTTTTCATATTTGAATACATTACTATCCATCATGGATTGTTCATCAAAGATAAGAGCCACTATAAATCACTTCCTTTCAAGAAATTATCTTTATGAGCGTACCCAATTAATACTGAGTTCCAGAGAATGATATATTATTTCTATATAGAAAGGGGTAATGATTACCATGAGTAAAGTATTTGATGAAGTAAAAGCATTTGCCGATCGGATGAATCCTTTCAGAGGAAAGCGCGACAAAGCACGAGAAGAGAAGCATAAGCGCCGGATCAAGGAGATTGAAAAGAAATTCAAGAAGGATAAACATTGGAAAGATTTATGAAAGGAGATTCCAGATGGACAAGACAACGGAAGCAATTTATAATGAAGCGTTGTTGAAGTTCAAGACAATTTCAGAACGATTGGTTGAGATTGCCGATCTTATGCAGAGAGGAGAAATTATTGTGGCAAAAGAAGAATTGGATCGACTTTATATTGAGTCTGTACACACAGAAACAAAGAAATGTGGAAGCAGACTGGCTCGTATGATGGAGCACATTCTCAAATTGGCATATTGCGATGATTATAATGAGATTCTTCGAAATGGGAGAATATGGAAAAACGATGCAATCAAGCAACGAGAGGAAGTACGGAATCTCGTTCAGTGGAAGAATAAGCACCAGGAGACAAATATCATTAATAACATTAATGATTTACTGAGTGAAACATATGAGCGAGCGATTCGATATTATAATATCGCGATGAAGGACAACCATTCATTGGTGTTATATGAAGAACGTATTCCGCTGATTTGTATTTGGAAGTTGGAAGATCTTCTTGATAAAGAAATCATCGATCTTGTTGAAATGCTTCCAAGGCAAACGGGATATTATAGGAAATATGTGAAAGAACAGCTTGATGCGCGGGAAAAGAAATTGAATGCGGCAAATGTGCTCGACAGATCATCTGGTGATATTTGATTAAAAAATAAAGAGGGGAGAAATCCCCTCCATTATTTTTTATGCAGCTGTGAAATATCCGGCGCGGTAAAGCTCTGTTGTGCATGCCGCATAGAAGTCGAACGTGTTCTTGACCTGCTTTGCAACCTGATGCATATTCGTTGTATCCGGTATATCCCCCTTAATGTATTCACGATTGGAGATATAATCTTCCACCATTTCAACATAACCGTTTACACGGCTAATGAGGGTATTGAGGTAGTAAACCGTTTCGACAGCCTCCTTCGCATCGCGACTAATGGATACAAAGTTATCCATGTCAAGAAATTCACTCGATGTTTTGAACCGATTGAATCCCTCAAGGATCGCGGCAGGATTGGGAAAGCTTTTCCCATCACACTGCATCAAATACCACTCCTTGAGAAACTTGACCGGAAAGATCGGTCTATCCCTGGGTACGACGACCCCACCAAGTCTCGCATTGAAAACCTTGAACACACCCACATTCATCTTTTCCATTTGAAATCCTCCTTTAATAATCCAATAACATATTCCTCTCTCGTTAATAATATATAATTTTTTATTTACAATAGATCGTTTATTTATATATTATAATATTGGAGGGCATAATCAATCTATTATATAGGAGGAAAGATTATGTGGATATTGGATCTGTTCAAAGGAGGATACAGAAACATGCATATTTTGAAGTTAAATGATGAGATGCGGAAAAATTGTAAGTGGCATGATACACATATGCAACACATTAAGCTTGTGAAGGATTATGCTACTTACATCAACAAACTGTTGGGCAATCCTGTCAATCGGCACAAGCTTGGGTTTGCAGCACTTGCGCACGATACGTTGAAGGAGAACTACAAAGAGAAGACGCAAGTCATCGATGATATCTTCATCCCTGGATCAGCGGAGGAATATGTTCGCAGTAATATTGATATCATCACCAAATATGTTCCGGAAGAATATCTCTATACCGATCTCCAATTCCATGCAACGGGAGCAGCAACATTTCTGGAAAAGGAGATGGGAATTACGGATCCTGAGATTCTATATCCGGTACTGTTCCATTCCCTGCCAGTGATCGAGGTATACAAGAATCTCGATCCGAAGATTCAAACCATGATTGATATCATGGTGCTGTCAGACAAACTCTCATCCAATTGGATTCGAATCAATATGATGGATGAAGAGGTTCGCTGCGATCTCGATCATATCGTATTTGGTCCGAACGGAAATGAATTCAACTATACGCTCGGCATCTATGTTGCCCGATTGATTGGTGCTGGGAAGGAGCCGGATTATGTGAGCGATGCATGCACGCTCCATTATTTCCATCGGCTCCATGCACAGAATCCTCCGATCAACATGAAAATGAGAAGAAAGGTGCTTGGGAAGAAAAGGAAGTTTGCGCCGCATCTTCCTACGTGCTACATCTAAAACTGATTGACCGATAATAAAAGGAGGGGAATATTCCCCTCCTTTTATTTTTTATTTGAACGGGTTACTTCCTCTTCTTACTGTAAGCTTCAAAGGCATCCAGTGCATCATTGAATGACTTTCTCAGCTTTGCGAGATTTGCGTTGTATGCATCCTCAGGAGGCTGATCCTTTGTACCAGCAAGAGAAATGCTGATGTTCTCAGCAGATTCCTTCAACGGAACAGCTTCCTTACGCTCTTCTTCGCGTGTCTTTTCACCCATAGCCTTACGGGTTTCATCATCACGAGCTGCATGAGCTTCGTATACCTGCCCCTTGAATGTAAAATATGTTCCTGCTTTATGGCGATTCGTAGCAACCTGATCATCGTCATCGGAACTCTCATTGTAATTGTCATCGATAGAAAGATCCATAACGTCATCCGTAGATTCTGTTACAATACCATCGATGTCAATCTTAAAAATATCATCGTTCATAGTATTCTCCTTTTTGTTATATAAAAAGAAAGGAAGGGTAATAGATACCCTTCCACCTTTTTACACAAACACCTCATAAGATTATGGATTAAGCCCAAGGTGCCCCGATACCAGCAGCCGCAGGTGCCGTACCATAAACAGTCTCGCTATGCTCGAGAATCAGGCGTGCCTGAATACCCTGTACGCAAATATCCTTGAAGCGGGATGTTGCGGTGACGATGTTGTATGCACCGCCCGGAGCATTCGTGTTCTGATAAGCCGTCTGATTCTGGCTTGTGAGCAGGTGAGAGGTGTACTTGAGATGGCGGAACGAGATATGCTCATTCGTCGTTGGATAGCCATAGATGTGGAGAACAAGCTCACGCTTGGTCGTCGGTGTCCAGGGATCCTTCGTATATGCATCATACATGTTGGTTGCAACAACACGAACGTTTGCACCGAGATCCGTTGCAAAACCATAGGAGTTGTTGACCTGGATACCACCAACCGTGGTACCGGTAACCGTCTTCCAATTCGTGAACTCAGAGATGAGCTGCGTTGCCATTGGGTTACCAACGATGATGAAGCTGAGTCCATCAAGCTTAAGCGTATCCGTGATCTGATGGATAACAGAACGGAGGCGGAACTGAATTGCCGAGCTCACATACTTGAAGGGGTCGCCGGCGAAGGAAGCGGGAGGCTGAATGTTGACGGAGTAAACCGTAGCAAGCGACTCGAGCTTATAGATGTTGGGAGCAACCCCATTGTACTTCGCGAACTCATCATTGAGGAACTTGATAACCGTAAGACCTTCGTTGGTCTCCTGGCACTTAACGATCTCATCAACCATGCGGTTGTAGTAGTTCAGATCGAGAAGAGCTGCAGCATCTTCGATTTCCTCGATGGAGAAAGGCATGCTCCAACGTGCACCATCTTCGATCGTGAAGCGAAGGATATCGCGCTTCTCACGAACGGACGTATGGCGGAGGTTCTTCTCGTTGGAGAGATAGCCTTCAATGTAGACGCCATCAACCTGACCGGATGCAGACGAGATATCAACCGTACCAGCCTTGAAGTTGACCTTACCGGAAATGGTATCGGCAATCACTGTGCCGTCTGGTGCAGTAAAGTCAAGATCACCGTTTACGAACGTGCCACCGGTTGAGAATTCGACCGTAATGCCGTTGCCGGGAATCGTGTAACGATTGGTGCCAACATTGATTGCATTGATCTTGAATGCGAATGAGAGCTTGTCAACACCAGTCGTACCTGTCGTAAGATTCGTGATAACATCATACTTGTAGACACGACCATTGGTGAGAGGAACCTTCGTTGCATTGTTGATCTTAATGCCCTTCTGAGCTTCCCAAACCTTCTGCCACGTACCATCGAAGAGGCAGCGGGGATATTCGTATTCCTTACCAGTTGCATCATCAACCATATAGGTTGTGCGGATATGCTTTGCGATGTTCGGGGTCTTCGTTGCCTCAACCTCGATGATATCCTTGATGATGGAACGGAAGAACTGCTTAACGAGAACTGGGAACTCGAGTGTTGCAATGGGGAGATATCCAGTCATCGATGCAGACTCAGTATAGGAACGAACCTTCGTATCCCAGAACTGTGAAACGTTCTCGATGACAGCCTGGACATGTGGATCATTGGGGGATGCCGCCTTGAATGCATCAAAGACAGGACCCATGAGATCCGCCTTATAGCTTTCCATAAACTGACGATCGGAAAGCATCGGCTTGATGTCCTTCATAATATCGATGCCAGTGGATTCCTTATAGTGTTCCTGGAGTTCCTTGAAGTGGTCATCGAACGACTGAATGCCACTTTCTGTGAAACCACCGAATGTTGTCTTTGGTGTGGCTTCCAGTCGCTTCTCAGCGGACACGCCACTCTCAAAAAACCATCCAACGTTATTTGCCATAGTAATTCTCCTTTTTTACGTAAAAAATTCGAGAGTTGTTTTATATACCACCAAACTTACATATTTGTTATAAATACACCCTATTTTTCATTAGCTGCATAGCGTTTGATTTCTTTATCAAAGTTTTGCTGCAGTAGATTATAGAGATTGATGCATTTATTGAAGAATAACAGATTCTTACTGTAATTCTCATTCATGAAATAATTTGCCATATATTCTTCCACGTTTTCGCTGAGCTTTGTCATGGAAGTTAGTATAGAATCATTTTTGTCTGAAATGGTATCAATCAAATCCATATTCTTGTTGAATATTTTTAATTGATTCTTCAACGTCATATGGAGCTTGATAAATCTCTCATAGAGCCTCTGATTCATAATGATGGAAATTTTATCGTCGAAATTCAAATTTTCGGTATCATCTTCATCCCCACCAGTACCATCATCGAACCCATAATCGTTGTCTCCCATATCTCCTTCCATATCTCCAGCATCCATATCTGGAGGAGGATCGTCTGCACCACCCATGTCAGGTGGTGCATCATCCGCGGATGGAGGAGCCATATCAGGAGGATCGTCCTCTGGAGCTTCAAAAAATACGCGTTCAAATAAACTCATATCATTGAACCCCCTTAAATCATATTCTTCATATCGCCAGTACCGCCAACACGAATGAGTTTCTTGGTCAATTCATTCTTCAAGCGCATCATTTGATACTTAGCTTTTCGATCCTTATTCGCATCGGCATCTTTAATCTTTTCTTCCAATACCTGCAGCTCAGTCTTCAACTCACCGATCATCTCATTCCGAATACGGAATTTATTATTGCGGGAATCCAGATGTTTTGCTGCAGCGAGGAAGATAAAGATTGGATTGAGTAGAAGTCCGGCTTTGTAAATAGCACCATACTTAACAGCAGACTTGAATGCTTTGATCAGAGAATTGGACTGATGCGGATCCGCTAACTGTTCTTTGATGTCATTCTCATTGGAGTCACGCCACTTTTCAATTTGCGCATCAATAAAATTGAGAACACGCTTGAATGGTTTTGTAACTGCTCGTGCTGTTTGACGAACTTTTCCGGCGCCTCGTTTTAGGCTTCCGATACCTTCAGAAACTTTCTGATCGATATCCATCATGGTATCACGAATTGGGTTATCAGACTCTGGCTTATTATCGTCTGCATCTCCGACTTCTTCATGATATAGTTGGACAGACTCTTCATGATGATCGCCATAATCATGGGAATGAACTCGTTTGTTTGTTGAATTATCATTCTTTTGATTATGCGAATCTACTGTCTTCGTTACGTTGTTGGAATTCGTATTATTGATTGTATGATACTTCTTATCATGGGAATCATGGCTTGTATGTGTACTGTAATCATTATGCGATTTACTGGAAGTATTGTTGGAATTCGTATAGTTGTAATTGTAGTAGTAATAATTTGCACCACTTGCAGGTTTATCTTTTTCGGCATTATCTGGCGAATCATCATCGATATCATCATACTGATATGGTTCTGGATCCGTCTTCGATGTTTTCTTTTCTTTGGGCGTGTCATCGATATGATCCCCAAAGATATCGTCTCCGACATCATCGGAATTGTCCGTATCATCATCTTCTCCATACGAAAGATCATGATTGTTCTTCAGATATCCGGGGGCTTTCCCCGTCTTCTTATTTCGCGTATTCGATGATAATGCTTCTGTAAATGATACAGATTCGGTCTTTACAGTGCCTTTGGTCTTCTTTTTTCGAGAAAGCGTTACTACTTGGCCACGCTCTAGCGTAATCTCATATCCGATGCTTTGGAATGCATCAACGAATTCTTTCTGTGTCGATTTATTCAGCTCGACTGTTGTATCCGAAATCCATCGTGAATCAATCAATCGAAATAGATTGACAAGACATCCCTTGTGTCGTGGATGAACCGCACAAATGTTGACCTTATTTGTTTTGGAACGAGCATTATTGATGGTTGCAATCGCAACAATCTCATTCTTGAAAACATAACCAACAGAGTCAATATTCTGTTCATCGTCAACAAGCGATTTGAAATTAAATGTCTTTTTATTTAATTTCGATCCAGCAGGTGTTTTGAAGAACCATTCTTTGAATTTATCATTATCAACATCTTCAATGTATTGAATTACTTCACTTCCACTTCTTGGCTTCTTATTAAATCTTGAACGTTTTTGTTCCGGATATTTTGTCGCTTCCGTAAACGATGATTCCATTGCTAATACAGATGCAAATTGTTTTGATAGAATTGGTTTCGACACACGCGTCCCCGGAAGCATCGGAATCACAGAATCTGCAACATCTTCCTCAATCATGAGAGGTTCCAATGCTTTCTTTGTTCGATTGATGGATTCCATAATGAGAGTACGTTCGGACTCATTCTTTGCACCGCAGAGTTTATATTCCTGATAAAGGATATAATCTTCCATATTCCGAACATCCGATTCGGTAAATGGTGAAACCATTTGCATTCCCATCATAACAGATTCACGGAACGCCTGTTCATTATTTTCCAATGCCTGATTGACCTGATATTCCAGAGATTCCTTCGTAAAGACATCCAGAATCTCATTATCCACATAGGAAAAATCCTTTAGACTATCCTTAATCCACTGATTATTTGATAGCTTCTTTTTCTTGTCCACCATCTGATCGTATACGTTTTCAAGCAATGCTTTGTTTGCTTCTGTATATACAATCATATCGGCAATGCAGCCATTTCCATAGCGTTCTAAGAATTTGGAAATATTTACATTCTTATTGGAAAGCTTTGGGAAGTTTGTATAGTATGCTTCCAGATACCGATCATCCAAACAATCCTCAAAATAGATTGCCATGTCCATGCAGTTGGAATATTTATTTTCATACGATTCCATCACACTGATCATGTCACTGTAAGTATCGGATAGCTTATTATCCTCATTCTTATTCTTCAGCTTCTTGATCACGTTCTTAATCTTCGGAATATAGGAAAGTGGAACCTTATGCTTTTCCAAGAAGGAAGAAAAGGTATTTGCCCCGTATGAAGAAGAAATGATATATTCTAAATTTGAGATATATTCTTTCGGGGAATTGGATGCGATACGATCAACGGCTTCCATATAATTGCGAAGAACAGAATTGCTCTTACTATGGATGGCACCATATGCCTTTGCTTCTTGATAAAGCTTCTTAATATCTTCCATAAGTTTATTCAACCTCATTTCTAAAATCGCGGTCTAATTATAATTAGTGTGAAATACGGGGTGTTATAGAATTATGCAGAAAAAGACCAAGTCTTTGCAAAATATTTCGGAGGTGCAACCCAATAAAATCCGAGTGTTCTTTAAACGCTCCATTCTACAACGCATCTTAGATCTTCTCATTATGAAACATGATGGGTTTCGAACCGTTAAAGCGGTAAAAAATATATATCGCCTCTTCTGTGCAATTGATCAAGATAAGTATAAAAAAGATGCAGAGATGTTAGCAATGATTTGGTCCATCCGGTATATTGCAAAACAATGGCTGGCCGGCGTTGTTACCATCGATCTCATCTTTGAACTGGCAAAACGAGATCCTGAATTTGACGGCATCAAAGATAAAGTTATCTCAGAATCCATCAAATCCAATACACCTGTATCTGCACCAGAAGCAAAAATGTTGATGCAATTAATTGAAGAGAATCTTCAGTTTGGATATATTGCGGCATACAAAGAAAATTATCTGGAATTATTAGACACAAATATTGATGTCAATAAGCCTGGAGAATTGAAAAAGTATACCGAAAATTTATTCAAGATATCCAAATCATTGGTTGATATTCAATACAATACAAATTTGGTTGCATCTGAATTAACATTCGATACCGGTGATGTATCATCGGTGCGTGCCGCTGTCACAAAAACGGTTGATAGTTTATCCGGGTCTTCCTCTATACTGAAAACTGGAATTATCCGACTCAACACATTATTGTCACCAGGATATATGAATGGTCGATTGTATGTGTACGTCGGGCCTCCAGGTTCCTATAAGTCTGGTATTCTATTGACGAGCACACTTCATATCCGTGAATTCAATCCTGGGTATCAAGCAAAAACACCCGGCCTGAAACCTGCGGTATTATACATAACAATGGAGAATACATTTACCGAAACCATTGAGCGTATGTGGGCAATGAATTTTGATGAGCCCATCACCAACTATAGCCCAGAAGAAGCATTCGATAAGCTATCCGATATTCTTGGATTGGGATCTTCTGAGGAAGAAGAGAAAAAAGATGAAGGTTCCCTGGAAAATATGCTGGATGCGAATGAAGAGAAGAATGATAAGCCTAATATTGATATCATCATTAAATATTTCCCATATCGTGAAATATCCACGGATGGACTTTATACGATCATTCAGGATTTAAAGGAAGATGGGAAAGAATGTGTTGCTCTCGTATTCGACTATATCAAACGCATTCGTCCGGCAGAACAATCTTCTGGCGACACAACAAAAACGGAGTTGGCAAAGATCATTAACGAATTGAAAGCACTAGCAGTCATCAATGATATTCCAGTGATTACTGCACACCAGGTCAATCGAAGTGGTGTTGCCGCAATGGATCAGGGCATTCGTTTAGGGAAAGTTGATATCACGAAATTATCTGGACGCGAACATGTCGGAGATGCATATGAAATTGTTGAGACAGCAGACTGGATGGCAATCATCAATACCGAAATACAGCCCGGAACAAACCACCGATTCTTATGTATCAATGCGGTAAAACGGAGACGCATTGATCAGGCAGAATCTGAATTTAAAGAATATACATACATCGCACACCCATTCCGTCAAAATTCATTACAGGTCATTCCGGACATGAGAACCGGAAAAGTGATGTCGGTCGGCTCACTCCAAACAGGATTGGACGTTGAAACCAAAACAAAAAATGCGGTACAACGAGAAGTCATTCCTGTGTCGGAGTTTGAAGAAGCATTATAAATTTTAGAGGAGATGGTTATCATAAGTGCTTACAACGGTCATCGATTCTGCAGAGGACAGCTTTGGTTGTGGCATGATCCGATCTGCGGAAACAAACGAGAGGGCGTATCAATCCCAAGTGAATTCGAACGCTGTGTTCGGTATACGCGGCAAGTACTTGTCGTACAAAATATGTATACCCTCAGCGATCGAAGTGTATTGGTCATTCCATTCAGTGGTCATGAGCATACGACATTGTATAACATCGTGTGTATTTCCGATGAAGGAAATACGAGCTATGCATTGCCACAGCTTATGTTCCCAGCCGATGTAAATCAGTTGATAAAATACATCGGTGTCGTCGATGATGCAATCATGAATAGTGTGGATTCGGTGATTCAATCCATTCTATTGCCTACGGGTAAACCAGATTTTTCGGAAGACCCATACATCATCATTCCGTCAGCAACTTCATATAATCCACAACCAAAATATGTGAAGCCGGAAGCTCAGAATCCTCAGCAAGAGGTTTATCGTCCGAAAAAATACGATAAGAAGAAATTCAAGAAGGGAGGAAAAAAGAATCGTCAATACAATCGGAAGCATTTCAAATATCAGGGTATTGATCCCTACGATGAGTTGGAAGAGGAAGATACCGATACAAATGATAGTGAGTTGTATGATATGGTCGCAGATAACTCTGCTATGCAACAAGAAGCTGCGGTATTCAAAGCAAATCATGTGAAATGGGATGATGCGCGCCGGCGGGAGTTTGTTGAATCCTGCCGGACCAATGGTCTCGATTTCACAGCGATTAAATACAACATCAAACTGTCAACTGCAGAAAAATATCTACGTTCCTGGGATGGATCTTTCAACAAATAATAAAGAAGAGAAAGGGGATTTATCCCCTTTCTTTTTTGTATCAGCTCAGTACATTCTTTGCGTTTGCAACAGCACCCTCAACCATACTTAGGATAATGGTATTACGTTTCTCAATACCACCAAGTAGTTCAAGGACAGAAGATTTCGGATCATCATATGCGGGAGGAAGAGCTTTAACCACGAGATTCATGACACGATTCTGAAGTTCTCGTACTTCTTCATCTGTCAGTGTTCCATCGGGCGATTCTTTCTTTAACTTCCATGCAGCAACCATCGTTGTATATACTGCAGATTGCACAAGTGTACCAATCTCTTCCAGAATTGCATTCCGTGTATTGATTTCACTATTGGTAATCTGAATATCATTTTTTGCAATAATACTATTGGTTAGTTTCGCAATGTAGTGTTTCGCAATGAGTAGAAGTGATGAGCCAATACAGACAATAATTGGTAGCACCAAATTGTCCATCAGAGAATCCTTAATAGCATCCATATCATTTCACCTCTCTTTCTATAAAAAATAAAGGAGGTATTTCACTCCTTTATTCCTAAGTTTAATGATTGATCATCGAATCGTATCGATATGCAAACGCAATGCGTTCATCAATCATTGGCGTTCCAGCACGCTCATACGTTGCCTGGAACAATCGAGTCGCAAGTTCGATATCTTTCAGATTCTTGAATTCCTCATATCCTCCTTTCAATGGAGATACTTCCATTTCCGAAAGATTGCCTGGACTTACTCTACCCTTCAGACGAAGATCAATGTCACCACTCTTCATTTCTCGCATCATATATGCAATTTGAGCGCGATGGTTATGGTAATCATATCCATTTGCATCTGCCCATGAAATGAATTTTGTGAGTCTTCCTCCTTCCAGCTGAAACAGACCTCTTGAGCCAACATCTGCATGCGGGTTCATCCGACTCTCCTGATAGATATTACCCATGATGGCAACAGTTACCTCATGGGTAAATTCTTTCCGAAGCTCGGTATATACGTCATGCTCAACTTCATCGAGACTCGCAAGGATTTCGGCAACAGTGGGTTTCTTCTCAACCGCAACCGGCTGTTCCTTCGAAAATCTCTTGATTGTTCCGCCAGCATTCACATCATATTTCAGTTCATGTGCCGACTCTGCGTTGATATGATGTTGGGATGGTGACATGAACCATGCAAAATATCCAATCATAAACAGAATGAATAGAATCATTTCAACACGATGAAGGGAGCGGACTTTACCGCCAAAGGTAATCTGGTTTTCCAATAAATTCAACTTCATGGATCAAACCTCCTCTACTTGACAATCTCCGAAAAGATTTTCATGAAATATACATGGGATGCACCCCATGCAATTCCAAATGCGACAGGTGCTACGATAAAGAAAAGCCAATCTGCAGCATCGAATTCTTCGAACATTTCTTTCATGATTGTATCCTCCTTTGAATAGATCGAATTACATCACAATATAAAAATATATATATATTCTCACCAGAGATACAATTTCGGTATTGGGAGTGAAATTTGTTATGGCAAAGAAAAGCGAGAAAGATAAATCAATTGAATTGTTTCATTCTGTCATCAATCGAATGAACATAGATGTATTATATGAATATAATCGAATGTGGTTAATTCAGCTGGAAGAATATCGTTGTATCATAATTCCAGATAATACACTCTATGATGAACTGATGGCAGATGATACGTTCAAAGAAAAGATCAAACCATGTAATGTTGAGAATAGTCGACTATTTTCCTATACGAATGGAACAAGCTGGATTCCATTGGATGTATCGGAAGAACATTTTAAAGGAAAGGAATTTAATATTACTATCGATGGATTCAATTATGATATTCCATTGAATAAAGATCTGATGATGGTGAAATTGAGAAAATCGGAATTCACAGATATTTCATATCAAGTCTATAAAGAGAAACATCTTGTATTAGGAATCAAAAAACGATTCGATTCCGAATATGGATTTGATATGATTCGATTGTTCCAAATTGTATAATAACAAAATATAGAGAGGGTTTGCACCCTCTCTATATTATTTATGAAATCATGATGAGGAACACGATGGATGCAATAATGATGGAGGTTCCTACATCAAGAAGCCAGTGTGCACGAACAATCATACGGGATAGTGCCGTAATGAGTCCGAGTAGAATACCGGCAATTCCGACCCATGGCTGACCAAATGCAAAAAGAGTCCAGAAGAGACCGCCAGAAATTGCACTCATGGTATGGCCTGATGGAAATGAATCTCCTCGGTTTACTGACCATTCCCATTTTGGCAGCGGATTGGTTTCCGAATCTGTTTGCGATGGACGGGGCGCATTGAATGCCCATTTCAATAGTACTTGGATAGCCGTACATATGAGATAGTAAATAATGAATTCTCGTAGCATTGGTATGTTGCCATCAAGAATACAATATAACACAACGACGATCGGTGTGAGGAATTGAATATGATCACCAATCTTCCGAATATCATCTTTCATATTGGATGGAATATTCCATAGAATTCGATACAGGTTTCTTGGAATATTCTTAATAAACGATTTAAACGAAAATGCGGCAAATAGCATTGCAATTCGCTTCATAATTTCATCTTTACTTCCACCAATAACGGATCCGAGAAGATGCTTGAGAGCGTTGGTATAAATCTCATTGACTTTCCCTCGTGCCTCGGTATTGATATCATTCACTTTATCTCTTGCTTTATCCTCGAGATTTTTCAATCGATCTTTTGCATCATCTTTGATGGTATCAACTTTATCTTCGACACGATTCTTCGCTTTATCAAACGATGCTTTCCCTGAATCTCTTAAATCATCAATTCTGTCATCAACCTTATCTTTGATATGGTCGACTTTCTTTTCGACTTCGTCTTTCTTACTGTCAAGCATTTCTTTGAGACGCTTGTCTAGTCCCATGATAAACAACTCCTTATAAAAATTATAAATAGAAACGGCAGGTATATGATCAAAAATGGACATCAAAGTATATAATACCCATATCACGTTGTCCCCATATTATCGGACGGATGATATGAGTGATAATTCTTTGCCCATCATTGAGGAAATGTATACGGCGATTGGTGCATTCGATCAACAACCATTTCCTTGCGGATATATGATTGAGCAAAATGTACTCTACGTACCTCGTGGAACTCCGATATCCAAATTGGAACAGCTAACTGGTAGCAAAGCAATTTATATTGATGAAAGTGATCCTTCCGAGGAAATCTTTAAAGAAGCAGAAGCTCTTTTCAAACCTCGAAATCATCTTCAAGAAGAATCCATTAAATTCTTAACCAATTCAGGAAACCATCAATTGTCGCTTAATCTAAAAACTGGTTTCGGCAAAAGTTATTGTGTGGCTGCGGCAATTACAAAGCTCAACAGGAAAGCGATTATCATTCTCCCAAATAATGGTCTAAAATATCAGTGGATGAAAGATACATTTATTGGGATGTTTACCTATCAAAAATCGCAGCTAATGGATATTGCCGGATCCCAAATAATCACCGATTTCATGGAAAACAATATTGAACCAAGGGATATTTATTTCGTAACACATGCAACGTTGCGAAATTATTTGAATGAAAATGGCGGATATGCTCTTGGTCAATTCTTCAAAAAATTAAAGGTTGAAGTCAAAGTTTATGATGAATCCCATATGGAGTTTGCAAATATCATTAACATTGATCATTATACCAATACCAATCGTACTTGGTATTTGACTGCAACCTTTGATCGTTCGGATAAAAGTGAGTCCGCATGTTTCAAACGAGCATTTGCAAATGTTGAAGATTATGGTGAAATAGAAAGTCATCGATTGTCAGTAAAACATGTTCTCTATCATGTTGTGAATATCAATAGCAGACCAACCAGAAAAGAGATGGGGAAACTCATGGGCTGGGGAGGATTTACGTCAATAAAGTATGGTAGACATGCATTCTTTACCGATCCAAAACAAACATGCTATCGCGTCATCGAAATGCTCTGCGATAAGGTAAAGGATATTGATGGGAAAACATTAATCTTTACCCCACTCATTGAATCATGTGATCTGGTCGCTGAAAAGTTAAAGAAAAAATTCCCAGAGAAACGAATTGCCGTATATCACTCAAAAGCAGATTCAGATGATAGAAAACATGCATTCGAAAAAGATATTATTGTAACGACAATCAAATCCTGTGGGACTGGGAAAGATATTAAAGATTTACGCACCGTAATATCTGCAGAGCCATATGCATCAAAAAATATTGCTGCGCAGGCAATGGGGCGATTGCGCAATCGTTCAGATAAAAAAGATACACTGTATTTCGATATTGTGGATATTGGCATTCCTGCAGAGAATTGGTGGCTGCGTGCCCGAATGAAAGTCATTTCCATGTTAGCGAAAGAAGTTATCTATTTAAATATGGAGGAATAAAAAAAGAAAGAGGGATTTTCATCCCTCCCTTTTTTGAATCAGGCGTTCGCCTTCTCCCCCTGCGGCAAGTCCTTATGAATTGTTTCCTTACCTTCATCCTTTTTGATGAGGGCGTTGGTAACGACAGCACAGACGCCGCCTGCTGCGTACATACCCACAATGACCGCTGCACCCATACCTGCTGCTCTGAGAATGTCTTTCATCATGATTGTTTCCTCCCATAGTTGATAGATTCTTTATTCTTCTCTACAATGATAATATATCATTGTTATTATAGGAAATACGATTTTGTTAATAATCCAAATAATATTCTCCATTGGGTGCCGGGTCATCAATCTTTACAGGATCGCCAATCGGCGATATCACATACCCGAAATTTACCTTCAGAAGATCAGAAATCTTAGAACGCAGACTAATATCATCCGTATTTGCATTTCGGAATAACATTCGTATATCATCCCATAAACGAGATGTATATAGTAGAATGATTATCAAGTCTGGGAGAAATACAGGTTGACTCATATAAATATAGTCGGCATCGTCGACGAATACTTGTGACAATCTTGGATTAAATACATCATCCGTCTCCGTGGTCACAAGATATTTTTTAGGAGTTTCTCCATGCAATGCCGTGAAAGCATATCGAGTATTTCGCTCATATTGGAATACATTCTTCAGTAATTGAAATCCATTTCGTGTTGATACGAGTGCTCCAAGAAGTTGATAACTATTCACTCCTTGCATGTAAACTCCTTCAACGTTTACAAGAATTTTGAACTTCTCCGATTTTCCATTTCGTTTCGATTCATACTCTTGAATGATTGCTGCGATATCCATCGTAAACATAACAAATCCTCACATAAAGAAAGGAGGGGAATATTCCCCTCCTTTTGATTAACACTTAATTTCCATAAATAGTTCACGGCTAAAGAGTGGCTGTGCGTTAATCAGTGCATCTGCAATGGCTTCACAGCATTCTTTTACTTCGGGATTTGCACCACTCTTTGCATTGCGTTCCTTATATACGTGCGACCAATCCGTTAGATTACAGCGGAAGATAAAATTGGATGGAATTGCCAATGGGTATAATCCACGATGAACATCTTTCCGTCCCAGATGTTCCTTATTGATGTACCCAAAATCTGTCCTCACCCAAATAGCTCCATCAGCATCTGTATATTCATCTGGAATCGTAGTACCCATATCCTTCATAGCTTCAAATGGGTACTTAATCTTACCACTATAGAAATCAGATTTTTCACCATCCGAGAATGATGCCAATCGTGTTGATGAGCGGACAATACGATTCTGGAATCGTTGTGCATGAGAATCCCAATCATCCTGCCCAGCCCGATGCAATCCTTCTACCGTAACTGAAATATCAATAAATTTGAGAAGCGTGATATGAAGCCGTCCCCACTTCAAAAGCTTCGTCATATATTCCTGATACGCATCAAAATATTTATCCAAACGATTATCACCGCGCTCGGCTTTTGGAACAAAAATTCCATTGCGTGTATTCACCACGGTACACATATGACGGATCTCATCATCCATCGTTGCATTCCATGTACGCTTACTCATATGCATGGCAATAATCGCATCGTCGATCCCAGCAATGCTATTCAGATAAATTTTCATAAAATAATACCTCCTATTACAATCAGATTGCATCCATAATATATAAGATTATTCAATACCATCGATATGTTTGCATAGTGTTATAAAAATATCTTCTGCAACGATATTTGGGTCTCTATTTGCATCAATCACTTTAATGTTGTGATTGGGATATTCATGAATAATGTTTTGGTAACGATCGTATACTTCATGCAGTTTATCTACATTATCAAAAATTTCTCTTGGACCTTTGCGCTGTTTGATTCGTTCAATAGCAACATCAATCGGGATATCCATAAAGAATGTAATATCGGGAATCCGATGAGTTTGTCCAAATGCCATCTGTTTTACTGCTTCGCTCTGATACGCAAATGAGTTATATGCCAACGACGATAACATATAACGATCGCAAATTACATGCGACTCTTCCAACATCTTCGTGAGTGAACTATCACCAGTATAAAGATGCTCGATGCGATCTGCTGTGAAAAGATACATAAGTGCCTCTTCACTAATTTCTGTCTTTCCAGAGAGAAAATGTTCTTTGATGAATACACCAATTGGTCCTACGGTAGGTTCTTTTGTATAGTGAACTTCTTGGTTCAACTGACGTTTGATATTGAAATATAATTTCTCCGTCTGCATCGTCTTCCCAGAACCGTCAATACCTTCAAATACAATAAACAGATTCTTACTCATAACTCACAAATCCTCTCAAAAAATTGATGAAATATTATCTGGAACGTTTTTTGAAAATTTGAATTAATAGAGGAGGGGAATTCCCCTCCTCTATCTTTATGCAACAATTTCTAATTGATAAACTTGATCAAATTCGTCTTTCGCCATCCTATTTTTTGTATCAATTGTTTTGATGGAACATGTCGGTACTGGACATCCAGGAAGTTCTTCTTTCGTATCATTACGAACCGCTTTGAACCTCGATTTATTTTCATTTTGATAATATTCGACAACGATCGTATGTGGAATTGCTTCGAACTGTGCAGACGTTACGTCGATGTGATCCATTCCACCCCATGTACTCGGATCGAATGTGGAAACGGATTGTGGTGTAACAATTTGATTCTGAACAGCGGCTGGAATAATTGATGGATTTGATACCGATGCAGGTTGCATAGTTCCAGTAGTACTCGATGATGGGTTTGGAGCAAACACGTTATCGATGGAATTATTCATAATGGATGATCCGAGTAATGTGAGATCCGTCGAATCGACTCCTCCTCCGCCCCCAAGATCAGCATCCAACTTTGCCTGCTTCATATATAAATCACTGATGCTCTTTTTAATCGAACCAATTTCTCGTAAGAGAGATAATGAGTTGGAGCGACCAGAATTGATGACAGCAGCTAATTCGACAAGGTTCTTGTTCAACGGCATAGCATCACGTGTATTGGGACCGGCTGCATTGGAATATCGTCTTTGCAAATCTGCATTGAATCGATTTTGTTCCGCAACAATGTTCTTTAGCATTGCCAATTCCGGAGCAAATTCTTTGTTGTAATTCCGTTTCTTTTTCTTCTTCGGTTTATCAACGACTGGACCGATTTCATCATCAATCCATTTCCGATATTTCTTCTTACTGGACTTGGGTTTTTCATAATCAATATCTCCGCCGGTAAGTTCACTAATTACTGTTTCCCACCGTTTGAATGCCTGTTCTCGCTTTTCTTTCTTACTGAGCTTTGGCTTCTCTTCTGCCTCTTCAACGATTTCTTCGTTTTTCTTTTCTTCTTCTGCCTTCTTCTCTGCTTTCAGATCTTCTCTCTTTTTAATGAAGGCACCATAAATAGAAGAGATGGAGTTCAGCACCCCATCTTTCATGTTTGTTGACATTATTATCCAACCTTCCGATAAGTCTCTTTGGTGTTCCCTCCAAGAGCAAAAAACATTATCATGATCTGATAAAGGATGTTTCTGACATCTTCATATTGATGGGCAATATCGCGGAATGTATCATATTGAATCCCCATATGAGAACAAATATTAACCTCTTTCATTCGCCACGTCATATCGGTGCAAAATAGATCCATAAGTATGATGTCGATTTTGATGCGATCATAAATATGAAATACATTGTTGAACATGGCATCGATTGCTTTGGATGTTTCCATCTTTGTATATGTGGCGTAAGCGTGCCCGCACTTCAAATTGTTAGCCTGTTCATTGAAATATTCATTGATTGCCGTACATCCATCAATCATATAAATATCTTCATCATCAAAGCATGGCTGATTATTCACTTTCATTCCCTCCCATGATTATAAGTCTCTGTCCAACACTTAAATTAAGATTATAGTTACCCGAAAGTCTTTGTTTTAGTAAATAGAAAAGGAGTTGTTTTACAAATGGCAGCAACGGATGTTATGGATAAAATGTATATGATTACCGAGCGAGGTAATATTCCTATCCTAGAAATCAAACCAGGCGACAAGATTTATGAATATTACAATTGTCGACAGCATACCATCGAAGCAGTTGATGCAATTGAAGAAGAACTTTTTATGGTTGAATTCACCGATGGTCGTGTCTGCTGGTACGATGGCGCCGAGCTTGATGAACTTCTCAAGACATTTAACTTTACACAGAAGGAAGTTTATTACGGAGAGAAGTTTGATCTCAATACATTGGATCCAGATCCGTATCTTGCTGGACCAATGCTTCTCTTTGGCGACTTTACCAGTGAAGAAGTTGCAATTCCAGTAGAGATTGCATCCATTCAGCCTGGGTTCTATGATTCCAATGTAAAACTAACTGATGTTCGATATCGTGCACATCGAAGTGTTGATGGAAAGACATATCGTTATTCCCGCACAGACGATCCATCCGATACAAATATTAAGTGGGCAGATCTGTTCAAGAATTATCCTTCATTCAATACAAACGACGGAAATGTGTTCCCGATTGAATATGAACGTGCATGGATCAAAGATCGTATTCGTATGGTACAGGGTATCTTTGAATTTGCAACCAACATCAAGAAGTATAAGGATTCAATCACCATTGAATTCCCGAACAAAGCACGTCTTGAATACCTCCAGAATCTACTTCTGAGTCTTGGTGTAAAGTCTGTTGTTCGTGAAATTTCACTTGGAGAATCTGAGAATAAGACAGAGTACTTCGTGAAGAGTGCAATTGCAGATGTCACTGAACTTCCGGAATCCGGTGGTAAAGTAAATATTGCCATCAGCATTGACAGTCGTGATATTGCAATCGATAAGAAGTCTTATGCACTTACCGTCCTCGATCTTCGCCTCTTCCCAACGCTCTTCCATGACATCAAGAACATTGATCGTGTATTTGATCTTTCTCAATATACACTTGGATTTATCCCTCGTAGCTCGTTCCAATTCCGTGTAAGATCATACAAATCAGTTGGTGTTGGCATCAGCCGTAAGTTCTATGTATCTGGTGGAAAACGCATCTGCTATCTCGCAAATGACTTCCTCCCGAAGTTTACCGATCGAAAGTGATTTAAATAAAAAAATAAAGGAGGGGATTGCTCCCCTCCAATATTTTTGCGCAGATGCAGATTACTCAGCCGCGGGCTCCTCGTCCACG